GTGTCCATCGGTACCGAGATCAGCCACGACCCGGCCGTCCAGCAGCTAGTCACCAACGCGCGCGCCGCGGGCGTCCAGCAACTCACCGACGCGAAGACGTTCATCCACGCATCGCTCGCGCATCTCCAAGGCTCCGTCGACGCCGAGATCCCGACAGCCGAGCAGGCCGTCATCGACCTGGCCCTCGACCTCATCCCCTCGGGACAGACGCGCACCGGCGTCAAGGCGTTCGTCGACGCGTTCGCCACGCCCGCGGAAGCGACGCTCGGCACCGAGGCGAAGTCGCTCGTCGCCACGGCGTTCGGCATCGCGCTCCTGCGCGCCGACGCGATCCTCGCGACGGCCGGGGCGAAGTAGCCGGTGGACACAGCGAGCGCGCCTGCGGTCACGCCGACCGTCGGGCGCATCGTCCATTTCGTGCTGACCGACGGCCAGGTGCGCCCGGCGATCGTCGTACGCGTCTGGAGCCCGGAGATGGTGAATCTACGCGTTTTCCTCGACGGGACGAACGACAGAGACGTGGCGGGCGCCTGCAACGCGGACGGATGGGCCACGTCCGTTCACTATCACGAATACGCCGTCGGCAACTACGCGCCAGGCACCTGGTTCTGGCCGCCGCGCGAGGCGCCGGTCATGCAAGAAGGCGGGGCGGCGTGAGGCGTCTGTATCGCGCAATCAGGACCGGGTGCCGCAAGGCGCCCGCGTTCCTGGTCGCTCGGCGGCGGGTGCGGCGGTGAAGAGCGTCGGCCTCCTGGTGGCATTGCTCGGCGCTGGCGCGCTCACCGCAGAGCCGCCGATCGCGAAGCGTCGACCGGAGCCCGTCCCCGCGCGATCGGCGCGGCCGTACTACGGGCGGTCCATCGAACCGCGCTTCTGCTGCGGCATCGCGTCGCGCCACGGCGACGGTCAGCGGCGGCGCCTGCGACAACGCCAGCCGATCTTCGTTCGCCCGACGCACGCCGAGCAGAAACGACCGGAGCGCGCGCTGCGCGCCGCTCAGGCACTCGACCTTCTCGGCGAACTGTTCGGCATCCCGGAAATGCGCGAACTCGCGAGGCGCGCATGACCCTCCCCGCCGTAGAAACCGCCGTCGCCCTCGCCGCCGACGCGACGAGCGACGCGCATCGCGACGTGATCGTGCGGCTGATTCCGCAGCACAACGGCGCTCCCGTGGCGTCCGTCTTCCCGCACCCAGACGGCGGCGCGCGCGTGCTGCTCTCGACGGCTGGGCCGCTGCCGGGCGCGATCCTCACGGCCGACCTGACGCCGGACGTGTTCGAGACGCGCGAGACGATGCTGCGCGCTCTGCTGGCGCCGCATCTCGACGCGCCGTGCACCTGCGATGCCGACCTCGGCTTCGTAGGGTGTCGGCCATGCGATACGGAGGCGGCGATCAGCGCCGTGCTGGACGGATCATGAACGCCGAACGCACAGCCCTCGAACGCATCGTCGTCGCCGAGATCGGCTCCCACCGGCACTGCGGCGTCGTCGACGCGATCCTCAATGCGGGCTACCGAAAGCGCGACCCCGACGAACCAACGCTCGCGCAGCTGCGCCAACGCCTCCCCGACCTCAAGACCTACGCATTCCGCGACCACCACGGATGCCACGCGACGGTTATGCTCAGGGACGTCTATGCGATGCTCGGGATGAAGTCGGACGCGGCCTTCCGATTCGGCGATCCCGTCATACCGGAGAGCGCGCTCCGCTCGGAGCACGGCGACGTGCATCTCTACGTCCGCCGGTTCGGCGATTCGCACGAACTCGCGACACGCTCCGGCGGCGTCATCGTTTGGCCTGGCGAGCTTCGCCGCGCCACCGACGATGAGATTGCGGCGGCGCGCGAGTGAACCGCTTCGCGCTCCGCATCGCCGTCGTCATCGGTGCGCTGGCGATCGTTGGGATGATGGCGTTCGCGTGAGTGCGCCTCCTCCTCCGACGCCGCACAGCGTCCAGGTTGTATTGCGCGAAGGTCCGCCGCCGCGAAGCGACTGGCGCTGCACGATCGGCTGGCATTCGATGAAGCTCGGCCGCCTGGAGGATCCCAAGCGCGATACGATCGCGATCGAATGGATGTGGTGCCGACGATGCGGCCACGTTCCGCCGCTTCCGGTCGATCGTGACGCGCAGCCGCAGTCGCCATGGAAGCGCGCGTAAAGCGAGGTGACCATGCGCCGCCCTCGTCAAAGGCGGCTACAGCAACGCGAAGGCGACTGACAACGCCGATGCGGCGCGTAGCTCGTGGTCGGGCTGCGCGTCGCTTTTGATCCCGTATACGAATGCAAAAAAAAAGAGCCCCCGGCTTGTCGCCGAGGGCTCAGGTCCGGTACGCCAACAGGGTTTGATTCCACCACGATGGGCGGCGCGGGTCAAGGGCGATCGTTCACCCGCCGTCGCACGTCAGCACGACCCGCCGCTCCCGAACCCAAACCGTCACCGCCGATCGCGGCCCGCACGCCCTCGCGCGCACGAGGTCCTCGTACTCCCGCTGCGTGATCGGCGTCGCGTCGGGGCCGTTGGGCGCGAAGTACGAGACGCTCCAGGAGCCGCCGAAGGAGACGAGCCTGAGGCCGACGTCGCGCGCAGCAAGCCCCGCGGCCGAGCAGCACAGCGCGATCGCGGCCGTCAGGGCGACGAGGCGCCTCATCGTGGCGCCGGGGGCGGCGCACCGAGTTGCGCCTCCGCAGCGAGCCAGATCGGCTTCCCAGCGGCGAGCGCGGCGATCCCCGGCGGCAGCACGACGTTCGCCGCCGAGACCGCGACGTCGAGGTAGCCGTGCGCGAGCGCGCCCGCCAGGCCCGTCCCGAGGTGCACGTCGATCGCGTGGCCGACGAATGGGGCTGCGGCCTGCACGGCGACGGAGGAGAGTACGGTGCCGAGACCGGCGCCGAAGACGTGCTTCGTGTTCAGCGCGAGGCCGAGGCGTTGGAAAAAGTTCACGACGCAATCCCCCGCAGCGTGAAGGCGTGCAGGTCGTCGATCGACCCGAGGAAGTAGTCGTGGTCGACGTTGCCGATCACGCCCGCGATCGCCGCCTTCTTCTGCCCGTCGCTGTACTGCCAGAGCATCGAGCTGCGCCACGCGGACGGGACCGGCGCGGCAGCGTCATTGCTGTACGCCGCGACGTAGAGCGGGTGCCCCGCGAAGCCATAGCCGCCGCGCAGGTGATCGCCCGGGAAGCTGTAGCTCATGTAGAGCAGCATGCGCGCCCCGCCGAGGTGCGGCTCGACAGTCCTCAGGAAACCGGAGATCTGCGCGATCGCCGTGTCCGGATCGACGTCGCACGCCTCGCAGTCGAGCGTGGGCGGCAAGTCGCCGTTCTGCGGCCGGTAGACCGAGAGGAAGTGCCTGGCTTGCGCGACCGGATCCGAGTGCCAGGAAAGGTAGTGGTAGGCGCCGGCTACCATGTGCGCGCGGATCTCGGCGACATGGTTGCGCGCGAACTGATCGTCCGTCTCGCCGACGCCTTCGGAGGCTTTGCAGATGCCGAACGAATAACCGGCGGCCTTGACTGCGGACCAGTCGACGCCGACCTGATAGGCCGAGACGTCGATGCCGTTGACGTGGATCATGGCTGCTCCTTGACGAGCTCGCCCTCGTGCGAGTGGATCCCAGCATCGACGGCCGCGCGGATCGACGGCGGCGGCTCGGGCATCGTCGCGATGGTGCCGGATCGTTGTCTGAAGTGCCGCACGACGCTGACGATGTACGTCGTCGCCTCGGCGAGGTTGGTGCGCAACTGCTCGGTCCCGGCGCGCAGCGCAGCCGTCTCGTCGCCTTGCCTGCGAACCTCGGCCAGGAGCTGCTCAACGCGACGGTCGAGCGCCTCGAAGCCCGCGCTGATGGAGGCCAGGCCGCTCTCCGCGACCGCCTGGCGCCGTTCGGCGTACCGCAGGCGTGCGTACAGGACGGCCTTGGGGACCGTCAGCCAGCCGAGAACGCCCAGCGCCGATGCGATGCCCAGCGACGTCGCGACGATCGTCAGGACGCCGTAAATCTGGGCCGTCGTCGGCAACGTGATGTCGGCGAGGGGAATACGCATGCTGAAACCTCCGCGGAGCGAGGCGCAGATCGTCATGGGCGGCCTCCTGGGGAAAGAAAAAGGGCCGCGAATGCGACCCCGGCTGGGACTACGCGCCAGCGAACAGCCAGCGCAGCCGTCCGAGAAAGGACGTGCGCGGCGCGGTCGCATGCAGCTCACCCTTGAGCTTCTCGATCTCAGCCTGCTGCTCTTGAATCGCGCGCGTCAGTACCGGAATGACGCCGCTGTAGTTCATGCCGAGATAGCCGCGCTTGTCGGCGGTGACGAGTTCCGGCAGCACCTTCTGCACGTCTTGCGCGATGAAGCCGAGGTCGCGCTTCCCGGTCGCCTTCCAGGTGAACGCGGAGGGCTTCAGCACCATCGCGGCTGCGAGCCCGTAGCCGACGGGGCGAATGTCTTTCTTCCAGCGCCGATCGGAGGCGTTCGTGTAGACTCCGCCGCGCACGGGAGCGTACCCGGTGCCGTCTGAGTTTTGGAACTGTGCGCCGTTGGCATTGTAAATGCGGAGCGTGCCGTAGCCTGAGGCATCGACACCGACAGTCATGCCATTGGTTGGCGCGTTGATAATTCCGTTATACGGAATCGAAATTGCGCCTCGGTCCAACTCGAATCCACCGCCGTCCGGGAAACGAGCGTTGTTCGCCGAGTTCGCGGCGTTGTTGATCAAGACGGAGCCGGACGCCGAGCCTGCGTGCAACGTCAAAGTGTTTGCATCGCCGAAGATGTACGCGCTGCCGAACGACGCGTTTGCGTTTGCAGCTACGCTGAACCCAGCCGAGAAGGCCGGTGTATAGGCGAACCATTGCGCGATCGTTGCCTTCTTCGTCGTACCGGACTGAACGATCGGAACGGTGTCCGCTCCCGATACGCTGGTAGCGGCCGGAAGCCCCGAGATCGGGACATCGGCGCTCGCCGTGGACACGGCCAAGGCAAGCCCGATGGTGAGCAGGAACGCGAGTGTGCGTTTGAACATGCGGAGACCTCCACGGTTTGCAGGCACGCGGGCCCGGAGCGGGTTATGATGCCGTAAGCGGTTCGTAAGAGCCGACAGCGCGCTGAAAGTACAGCCGCGCATTGTAGACGCGCGGCGACGCCGCAGAGGAGAATAGGGTGAAGACACGATTGATCGCCGGGCTCGTTTTGGTGGCCGGGCTCGCGGCTTGCGGTGGGGGTGGCGGATCGTCGGCGGTGCCGGCGCCCATTGCGACGCCCACGCCGAGCTCGCAGCCCGTGACGTACGCAGCGCGCATTCGGTGGTCGGGCGCGATGGCGCCGGTCGGCGCGCTCGCGGCGCAGGGCCTGCGTCGGACGAGTGCTGCCGCGACGCCGCTACCGGTCATGATCGCGGCGCAGGTGTGCGCGCCGGGGCCGGCCTGCGATGACGTTCCATCCTCGAACGAGGGCTATCCGAACCACGGGGCGATCATCACGGTCGACGTGAGTCCGGGCCCCTCGCCGTCTGTGGTGCCGACGTTCGCGCCGGTCACAGGCCCCGCCGCGATCGCGTCGCCGCAAGCATCCCCTTCCCCAGGAACACTGAACGTCACATCGACCGTGAGCGCAGGCCAGGATCAAGTCAGCGTCACCGTGCCGATCGCGGGCGCGCCGATCACGCAGACGACGACGATCAACATCTATCCGAGCACCGCATGGGGATGCGGGCCCGCGTTTCCGCACTTGACGACGGCCGCGAGTTTTTCCGGCGGCGTCCTGAATCCAGTGACCGACCCAGCGGCGGCTGACGTATATCTGTCCGGCCCATACTGCACCGGCGCGTTCTACAACGGCGCGGAGTCAGCGACGACGCTTCACGTCCCCGGGGGCGCGACGTTGCTCGCTGCGGACACGGTTTCGTTCATTGACGCGGGAGTGTCGCTCTGGCACAGCGACTTCACGTCAACGCCGCTGACGCAAGTACCGCCGCCGGGGACGACGCGCTGGATTTTGCTCGCAAAAACGTCGCTAGGCAGCTACGTCAAGTTCCTGTTCTTCCGCGGTGGCTCGCCGGATGCGATCTGCAATGCGCCGTTGGCGCCAGTGTGCGTCGATCATGGCACCGCCGGATTCACGGGTGGCCTAGCGGGAACGGCCGTCGGAAGCTGGGAGCAAAGCGGAGCGAGTATCGACGGCAAGTTCTAGCGTTCCGGATGGAACGCGTGCCCGAACGCGATTGACGCATGCGCCTTGAGCGCCGCGTCGTATGTCCGGTCGGCCCCGAGCACGCCGTGCCCTCTAAGCGCGGCGTGCTTCGCGATCTGCGGGTTGTGATCGTCCAGCGTTCGCCCTGACGTCATCGACGGCCAGAGCGTCACGAGCCCCTGCGTCTCCATCGCTTCAAGTTCGTCCATAACGCCCATGTCGCGCACGCGCAGCGCGACGAGGCTGTCTCCGCCGGCGAGCGGATGCGTATGCCAGGCGACGCAACGATGCGGCGTCCATGAACCGAACTGCGAGTGCGGATCGGGGCCGTGGAAGATCAAGAAGAGCTTGTGCACCGGACCCCCTAGTACGTGATGATGTTGTGGCCGATGAGTCGCCCCATGACCATCTGGGCGCCGACGACGCGCAGCTTCTGGAACATCCCGGGGCCGCCCCATTCGAGCATCGTCACCGGATAGAGCCCGCCGTCCACGCCCTGCAAGAGCGTGCCGATCGTCATCGCACGCGTCTCGATCCACGACCCGTCCGGCCGCCTCCAGAGGTGCGTCTCCTCGATCTCGAAAACTTCGGCTTTCGCACCCTCGCCGACGCGCACGCGCATCAACAGGCCAGGCATCGACGACGAAGCGATAACGGGCTTCCACTGGTCATCGGGCCCGCACACGTCGTCTCCCGCAACGATGTTTCCGGCGCGGATCATCCCACGTCTGGTGAGCATCAGCTGATCGACGGAGGGGCATTGGGTTCCACCACCGCCGCCGCCTGGCGGAGTGCCGCCGGTGCCGGTGCTGACCGCGGGTGTATTGCACTGCATGTTGACGGCGATCGGAAGGAAGCCGTCGAGATTCAACCATTGATGATCGGCGACGCTGGCAGTCGATGCGGCCTGCTGGCGGACATCAATGGCGTTCGTCGCCATGTTGATCCGCATGCAGAAGTAGTACGGCGTCGATGCGTTCAGTCCAGTGACGGGATCGTTATTGGCCGTCACCGCCGTCGTCGTACCGACCGCCTGCGACGGATAGTGGACGGTCGGCACTGACGATCCGTTCGTCCCATCCCAATAGATCGTCACGGTGCTGTTCCCGGTGGTGCCCGTGCCCGTGCTGGCGGTATACGTGAACCCCGACGTCGAAACCGCGGCCTGCAGCGTCCCGTTGAGCTTCAGATGCAGCGTCGTCGTGAGATCGCCGCCGCTGTTCCACGATCCGCGATAGCCGCCGTTCATGCGGCCATAGTTCACGCCAACGTAGCCGTCGCCCGAGTCGAAGAAATCTCCGTTCGCATCGGCCTGCGCGCTGACGGCCCAGTTGATTGCTGAGGTCTGACCGAACGAATCTTTGTAGTAGATCCCGAGATCGATATTGTCGCCGGCAAACGCGTTGACCGCGCGCACGAACGTCGCGGTGCCCGCGCCCACGTTGTACGTGACGCCCGAGCCCCATTTGACTGGCACGGCATCGGTCGTTGCGCCGCCGTTGATTCGTGTGACGGTGTAGACGTCGCCGGCCCACGACGGCTGCGCGCTGAAGTCTGAGACCGTGACGGTGAGCGTCGTGGTCTGCCGGACGCCGCGGCCGATCGTGCGCGTTGACGCTGAACCGGTCGTGACGGTCGGTCCGGCCGAGACCAGCGCCGCCGGCATCGCGCCCATCGCGGTGTTCGCGATTCCGCCGCCGACGATGCTGAACCATTGCGAGGGCCAGGTCACCGCGCTCGGTGCGCCCGACTGATCGACGTAATAGACGCCGACATCGACGGAGACGCCGGCCGGGATCTGCACGGTGCCGGCATACGCGCCGGTCGTCGTAGGCGTGAGGGGGTTGACGATGCCGACCGGCTCGTGCGAGCCCGCCTTGCGTAGGATCAGGACGGCGTTCTGGAGCCAGTTCGGGACGGTACCGAACGAACCGCCGTAGTCGGCCGCCGCGACCTGGAAGGTGACGTCCTGCATCGCGACGCCGGATCCCGCACGCTGCGCGCCGACCGTCGGGGCACCGGAGAGCGTCGGGCCGGCCGAGGCGATGCCGCCAGGCATCTTCGCCAGGGCCACGGTGCCGATGATGACGGTTGCGGCCGGTGTCGCGATGACGAACCCGTGCGCAGCATCCGCGAAGCGCGTCTCCGTGCCGCCGGTCGGGACCGCAGGCGCTTCGTCGCCTTGCGCGTCCTCGAAGGCGACGCCCCAATCGTACGCGACGCCGTTCGTGAGGTCGTTCGCGGTGTAGATGTACTGTTGCGAAGCGACGGGGTTCGGCAAACCGATCGCCGGGAAGTCGACGAGCTTGTCGAACATCGCGCCCGAGCTGGTTTTGCGCCTGTAGATCGCGATGCGCGAGAGCGATTGGTCCGTCGGCTGGTTGCCGATCGTGAACGTGAGCGTGATCGAGCCCGAAATGCCGTTCGCGGAGTCCGTGAAGACGTACGACGCACCGGAAACGCTCGGCGGCGCGACTGGCGCCCTCTTGAAATACCCGACGCCGATATTGGTCGCGATGGCGCCTGAGAGCGACACCGGGGGCGTCGCCGGGTACACAATGGCGCTGGTGTCCGACGCGTTGCCGAGATACTGAATCCCGACGTCGACCGTGAGCCCGGCGGGGATCGCGACGGTAGCGGACCACGTCGGGCCTGATCCCGGAAGCGGAACCGGCAAGCCCACGAGCTCGTGGGTAACGGCCTTGCGCAGGACGAGCACGGCGCCGGCGAACCAGCCGCCTAGCGTGTCGCTGACCGTGATGCTCAGGTCTTGCATCGCAACGCCGCTGCCGCCGCGCTGCGTGCCGAGCGACGCCGCCGAAACCGTTGGCCCGGCGCTGACGATCGCCGACGGCATAGCGGTGAAATGCGTGTTGCCGAGCGAGACGATCGTCGCGGTCTGCGTGCCGAGCGAGGCGATCGCGCCTTCGGTCGTCGCGATCGACTCGAAGCTGACCCCGAACTCGTAGGTCACGCCGTTCGTCAAGTCGGTGTAGTCGTACGTGTACGCTTGCGAGGCGGTCGGCAACGTGCCGTTCGCCACGCCGGGAACAGGCGAGCGCCCTTCGAACGACCACGTCGGATCGCCGCTGCGTCGCACCCACCACACGAGCTTCGCGAGGGTTCCATCCGTGGGCTGATTGCTGATCGTGCAGGTGGCCGTGATGCGGCAAGTGAGTCCGGTTGAAGTCACCTGCGGCGTTGCGAGGTTATGCGCGGAGAATACCGGCGTAACGGCGCTCGACGCCATGTAGGGAGCGGTGACGACGAGCGAGGCGGGCATGAAGCCGCTCGCGATCTGTGCGGGCGAGCCAATCTGCACGAGCGGGCCGTAGTCGGCCGAGCCGATCCCGACGAAGCCGACGTAGACGTCGACGTTCTGCCCGGCGCCGATCTCGAAGCCGAGCTGCAGCGTCTGCGTCGCGCCATTGCCCTGCGCGATCGTGGCTTCGCCGACCGGCTTGAACTTGTTGGGGTCCGTCGAGCCGTGCAGGGCGTAGTAGAACGCGAGGCCCGTCACGGTCGCATCGGTCGTGCAGTTCGTCGCCGTCGCAGACGCATTGATCTGCGCGTGCACGGAGTTGTCGGTGAAGCCAGCCGCGAGGCTCGACGTGCTGATGGTCGGTGTCGGGTGATTGCCGAAATTGACATTTCCGACGCCGACCTGCATGACGCCGATCGACGCCAGCGGGGTGAACCCGATCACGCCGGCCGTCTCCGAGGTGAGCCGAACGCCGGATTCCGTCGTGATGTCGATCCCGGATTCCGTGGTCAGGTCCGGCGGAAGCGTGGAGGTCGTGAAGTAGCCGTACGGGATCGCTCCGGCGACGCTCGTCGGAACCTGCTGGATCGTCCAGGTCCCGCCCGTGGTGAGCCACACCCAACTCGTCGTGCCCGCAGGCAGCGTGAACGCGCTCGCGTTCGCCGCGATCGCGACCACCGCAGAGCCCTGCGAGAAAAGAGCGAGGAACGCAGGCGTCCCGACGACGAGGGAGTCGCTGAAGATCGTCGGCGAGAGCGCGCCCGGGGAGACGCAGTACGAGTTGATCGAGGCGCCGGTCCCGGTGTTCGCGTGCAGCGAGCTCGCGATCGCGTTGTCCGCCTCTTCCATCGTGGCGGTCCAGTCGGGCTCGACGGCGGCGAACGCGACGTCCTGATACCGCTCGCCCATGTTGATGTCGATCGTCGAGACGATCGAAGATGCGAGCCCGAATTCGTTGGGCGCGCCGCCGTCGAAGCCCGTGACGATGACGCACTGCACGCCGCGCACGACGTCGCCGTTCGCAAGGCCCTGCGGGGCCTGGTCCGGCGCGATGTCATTGCGCGTGTGGACGCGGAACGAGCCCTTGCTGCGGCCGATCGAGAACTGCTTGAGCAGTCCGGACGCATACGTCGCGCACGCGGTATCCGACATCAGCGAGGTGTTGGTGACCGGCGCGCCGTCGAGCTGCCGTCCAGCGAGCGAGATCGCCGTCGCATCCTGCACGATCGCTGAGTACGGCTGCTGCGTCGCGGGATTCGTCCCACCCATGACCAGGATCGAGTTGTACGCCTGCGAGTAGTCCTGATCGTCGAAGACGACGTTGAGCGGCTCGAACGTCGTCGAGCCCTGGGCGAGCGAGACGCTGAACGTATACGTGTTCGTCGCCGAGGTATACAGATTGATCAGCCGCGGCGCGCGGTCGTGGCCGACGCGTACGAACCAGAGGTCGCCGCTGGAGATCGCCTTGATCGCGTCGTTCACCATGTCCGCGACGCTGGCGTTCTGGCGGTTGCCCGAGAACGTCGAGCCCGTCGGCGTTGCGAAGTTCGCGGCTGAGATCGTGAGGTGCGGATAGTGGCTCGTCGTAAAGTCTGTGCGCGAAATGAACGCGTAGATCGCCGTCGTGACGTCGACGTTGAGCGCCGCGCCGACTGTGTAGCCGCCGTACGCCTCGTAGAAGGCATCCGAGAGCGGGCCCAGCGTGATGGTCGCCTTGGGGATCTTCTGATTGGGCCTATTCCGCAGCTTGATCACGCCCGCGTAGCGACGGCGGCCGATGAAGGCCCCGACGCCGTAGGCGAAGATCGTCGTGGGGTTGCCGGGCATCGTGAGCGGCGCCTTGACCGCGCAGTACGGCCCGGTGGCGTCGGTGGCGACGTTGACGACGGGCAGGCCCATCGTGAGGTGAACGCCGTCGTCGATGTAGAGCTGCTGGGTGTCCTCGCCTTGCGCAGGATCGTAGGGCAGGGTCGAGGTGACGTAGATCTTCGCGACGGCACCCGCGGCGATCTCGCCCGCGGTGAAGCCGCTCGTCGCGATCGGGTGCTGCAGCTGGTCGTCAGCCGTGCTGATCTCGACGATGTTCGGCGCCGTCCAGTAGCCGCGCGCGTAGACGTCTTCGTAGCGCAGGCCGAGGACGATCTGACCTGAGTTGCAGCCGCCGGGCGTGTCTTCGCACGTAACGCTCCCGCCCATGCAGTCCGTGTACGCGACGTCGCTCACGATGCACGACGACATGTCCGGCTTCCACACGGAGATGCGAAAGGCTGGAATCATCCGCGTCTCCTATGGAAAAGCGAAAGCCGCCCGGTTGGGGAGCGGCTTTCAGTGATGTGGCTGGCGGTCGATTAGACGCGCGAGCGCGTCGCGTTGCCCCAGGACCGCGGCGACCCTGGCTGCATCCCGTCGTCGATCTGGCGGAACGCCTTCGAGACGGCCGGCGCGATCGTAGCGGCGAGCTGCTCGGGCGTTCCCAGCGCGCTGCCCTGAATCTGCACGAGCGGCCCGTTGATGGTGTATCGCGACGCGGACGGATCTCCGGAGCTACCCGGTGGCGACCACGAGCTGCCGCTTCCGGGAGCGCCTCCGGTCGGCGTCGTCGGCGTCACGTTGATCGGCGTCTGCACGTACGTGCCGTTGGGCGAGAGGTGGCCGATGTTCATGTCCGGCATCGTGCGGGTGAGCTGGAAGACCGAGCTCGCCATCGGGTTCGTCCCGACGTTTGCTTGATACGCTGCCGCCATGGCCTGTGCGTCGGCGACGCTGATCGTCGAGCCGTTGTCGAGCGTCCAGACGCCGTTGTGCAGGTTTTTGACGCCGAGGTCAGCGTTCGGGTTGCCGCCTTCGAGCGCGATGATCTGCTTCTGCAGCGCCTTCTGCGAATCCGTAGTCGCAGCGGCGGAGTTCGCCCACTGCTCCATCGTCTTGTCGAGGCCCTGGCCGCCCATCGAGTAGTTGTACTGCGCCTGGGCGTTGTAATTGGTGCCGTTGCTGCCGAAGCCGTTGGAGCCTTGCCAGTCGGCGCCGAATTGGCCGTACGATGCACCGCCGTCGGGCGCGCGATCAGGGTAGTTCGATGCGGGACCCCAATGCGGGCCGAATTGGCCGCCGATGGCCGCGCCGACAGCTGCGCCGACGGGGCCGAAGAACGCGCCGCCGACTGCGCCGCCGACGCTGCCCCAGGTGGAGTTGCCGCCGGTGATGCCGTTGACCATCTGCGCGATCATCAGGCCCTGCATCGCGCCGCCGAAGGCTTTCGCGGCCGAGGTTGATCCGCCGATGGACTTCGTGTCGGTGGGCAGCGCCGCGCCTCCGGGGATCGCGGTGCCACCAACGCTCGAGACGTTGACGTCGGCCGGGGTGAGGTTGCCCATGTTGAACCCGGCGAGCGGGTCGAAGCTCGGGCCCGTGGCGTTGCCGGCGGCGATCGCGCCCGGCGAGACGTTGACGCCGCTTCCGGTCGATGCGTTGAACGCGCCGAAGATGGAGTCGAGGCCGCCGCCACCACCACCGTGACCCGAGCCGACTGCCGATGCGGCGTGCTGCGCTGCCGTCGTGAGTCTATCGAGCGCCGTCGCTGCGCCGGTCGTCGCCTGCGTGGCCCGATCTTCAACAGCCGTGCGCGCCGTGGTGATCGCAGTCGCCTTCGTCTCGGCTGCGTTGCGCGCGGCGGCCACCGGATCGGCCGTCGCGCCGCCGTCCATCCCGAACATCTTGAGGAGTGCCGGATTCGACTTTCCGAGAATTCCATCAGGCGCGAGCGCCATTTGTTCGAGCGTTTTCAGGTAGTCCGCAAGAATGCCGTTGAAGACCGACTTGAACGCATCGCGCAGCGAGAGGTGCTTGAGCAGCACGTTGTCGATGAACGACGTCTCGTAGGCTTGGATTTTGTCGAGCGCCGCCTTCGCGTCGTCGATGCGCTTCTGGTATTCCTGCTCTTGCAGTGTCGCGATCTTCTGCTGAATCGCGAACTCTTGTCCGGCATACTGTTCGCCGAACTGCTTCAGGTACGCGAGGCGCTCTTGTAGATATGCGACCTGCTCCGAGAGCGACTTTGCGTACATCGCTTCTTGGTCGCGGATATCGATCTGCTGAATCTGCAGATCGCGGCGCTGCTGGATGCCGCGTACTTCGATCGCTGTTTGCGCGTCCTGCGCCGCGATGTACTCCTTCGTCATGGCAGCGCCGCCGCGGACCGCCGCGGCCACCTTGTCCTGCCAGTATTTTGCTTCGGCCTCGGCGCCCTGTTTGTACGTGCCGTATGCGGAGGTGACGAGATCGGAGTTCTTTACGGCGTCAGCTTGTTTCTGACGCTCGAAGTCAGCCTCGAACGCCGCGAGCGCCTGCGTGTCCACCTTCGCCTGGCGGATGGCCTCGCCGTTCTTGTGGTACTCGTTGGTGACGGTACGCAGCGTCGATGTCGTCGCGTCGTACGCCTTCTTCGTCTCCGTAACGTTGCGCGAGAGATCGCGCCATTCCGCCGTCTCACCCTTCGAGAGCGCGCTGCCCTTATGTGCTTCGCCAAAGGCATGCTGCGCCGCCGATGCCTGGTCGAGCGCGACCTTCTGCGCCGTCTGCGCAGCGGTGAGCGAACGAATCTCGTTCTCTTCCGCCGTACGCTGATGCGTGAGGTCGGCGACGCTCTTCACGGCGTCGTCGGTCTTGAGCTTCGCTTCGGCGAGCTTGGCGTTGTACTCGTCCTGCGCAGTGACGGCGAGCTTCACGGCCTCGGCGGCGTCGCGCTCCGCGTCCTTGCGGCTCTTTAACGCTGCATCGAGGACGTGCTGGCTCTTAACGGTGCGATCGTCAGATTTAACTTTGGCATCGGTGTAGGATGGATCAAACTCACTACCGCCGCCCTTGGAGTTTCCGACGGTCGGATCGCGATCTAGGTGGATGCCATGAGCGTGGATCGACTTGCGCCGTTGCTCCGCAATGTATCGGGCTTGATTCTCGTTGGCGTGCGCCTTGTGGTCGGCGCCGCCAAGGTTCACTATGGCCCGCGTGGTCCAACCGAGGGGCCCAAACACGTCGTAGCCGTCATGAAGCGGCAGGTTGCTGGTGAAGTCGTCCTGGGTCAGGACGCCGCGCTGCGCGTCTTTGTACGCCTTTGCCCGATCGCCGGCACCCGTAGCGTCACCGATCGCCGTTGTGACGTTGTGCAAGGTGTCGACCAGGTGTGTGAGGTCTTTCACGACGTCGGTCAGCCACGGCAGCAGCCAAGTCCCGACGTCCTCTTTGAACTCGCCCCACGCGACGTTCAGTCGACCAACCGACGTGCCGAAGTCGTTGGTCGCACCCTCGGCCTGGCCGCGCATGTCGTTCGCGAGTTGCGTCAGGATCGTGTCGAGGTCGGCGTGATTCTTGATCGCGTCCTTGAGGCGCGGGTCGAGTTGTGCGAGCCCAAGCGCGCGCCCAGCCTCCGCCTGGATGATCCGCTGCGTGACCTCCTCGACGTCCATGCCACGCGCCCGCGCCGTGTCCTCGGCGACGGTCATGATCTGGTAAGCGTCCGCCGTCGAGTGCCCGGCCTCGATGATCGTGTTGAAGGCGCTGCGCAGTTCGCCTTGCGAGAAACCGGTGAAACGTGCCTCGCTCGAGAGAAACGCTTCGACCTTTTCGCGCGCATGGTCCCACGACTCGCCGTTGTCCTCGACGGCGGTCGAGATGCGACGCATCTGCGTCTGCATCTCAGAGGCTTCTTTTACGGAGTCCTTGAGGAAGGCGAACCCAACGGTGACGACGGCGATCGCGGCGCCGATCGCGAGCAGCGGCAGTGCCGCCTTTCCCAGCCCTTCGAGCACTTCGGCAAGCGCGCCGACCTTGACGGCTCCCGCTTCGGCTTCGAGGTGGAAAACCTGCAGCGCGCGTGCCGCGACGATTGAGTGTCCTTCGATCTCGCGCAGGCCAGCCGCTAACGCTCCGATAGCGCCCGTGTCGCTTTTAACGGCGGCAGCCGTTGCGACATGAGTCTCGCCGTGAACCTTCGTTGCCGCAGTCGCTGCGTTGAACGCCTGTTCGAGCCGCACGAGGCGCGCGTCGAGATCACCGATCGACGTCGCTGCGTTGCCCGTGTCCGCAGTGACCCGAACGGTCAGCTCGTTGTCCGGCATCGCGAGCCTCCCGTCCGTCTGCTACTTGCTGCCGAATACTCGGTCGATCGCGCCGACAACCGCCGCCTCGTCGACGCGGCGTTGTCGCGCGATGGCGCGCTGCTCCCAATGGAACAGCAGGTGAATGTGGTCGAGCGTCTTGGTCGACTCGACGTCAGTCGCTTCGCACCTGAGCAGGCGCGCAACGACGTTGAGTACTTCCCAATACGTTGGCCTTAACTCGTCGGCATCCCCGACGTACTCGGCGATTTTGGGCGGCCGAACACCTCGTCGATGTGATTGAGCGTGCAAAGGCGGTCGAACGCCGCAGCCGCTTCGACGAAGGAAGCGTTCTCGTCGAACCACGCGGCCCGCGCGATTAGCGCATCGTTCTCGACGACTTCGCCGGAGCGGTGCTCCGAACGCGCGACGTACCAGTAGAACTCGCGGCAAAGATCGTCGTCGCCTTCGATCGCGTTCGTTAGGCGAACCGACATTGCGCCCATCTCTCCGCGCGTCGCGGTTGCGTTAATGACGCGCGTGACGACCGCGACGAACTTCCGCGCGAGTTTCGACGGCAGGGCGAAGAGCTTGGCTTCCTCGCCACCGATCGTCAGCGGCTCCGGAACGGGCTCGAGGATCGCCTCCTGCGTCGCCGGATCGTCGAGGTTCCGCGGCGCCGGCGGCCGCTTCGAGCACCCCTCGGCATGCGCGCCGGTGAGCTTGCACTCGTCGCAGACGGCGGTTTGGGCTGCGCGCGCATCGCGACGCGCTTTGCGTTCGTCGGCCGTCATCTAATATGCACTCGCGGTCGCGGAAACCAAAATGATCGTCAAGTCGTTCCCCTGCCCCGCAGTCTCCGCCGCGTCCCCGGTGAACGTCTGCTCGAGCGATCCGTATTGCTTGCCGGGAACCGGGCTCGAGGTCGGGTAGAGGTTCGGCGTCACAACGGTGATCGAGTACGGCACTTTGCGGCCGGTCGTCGCATCGGCGAAGGACGTCGAGGCGATCGGGATCTGCAGCGCGACCGGCGCGCGCAGGCTTTGCGGCCCCGTCGCGGTGGGCGAACCGAGAGCGGCCTTGTAGACCGACGCGTCGGCGAACGAGAACGTCGCCGAGATCGTCGCCTTGCGCTGGCCGACCGGGAAGCCCTGAACGAGGTTCGAGCCGACGCCGCGTAGGGTGGTTTCGACGCCGTTGGCGAGGTTCACGTCCCACTTCTTGAGGATCGTGCCGGCGGGGAGCGCAGCGCCGTTGAAGAGCACGCCCTGCAGCGCCGGGAGCGCCGTGGCCGGCAGCGTTGCCTCGAACGCGAGCGGGTCTTGCGTCGAGTACGCGGGCGTCGCAGGTGAGGCCTGGAGTTGCGCGGTCTGACCGACGACGCCGATCGAGCACGTGAGCAGCTGTCCCGGGGCCGTGCTGAGCTTCATCGAGTTGAAGGTGCAGCCAAGGAAGTCCCAGGTGTCGAAGCCGCGCTGGTACTCCAGCGTGTAGCTCGGCAGGTTCGTGCCGAAGCTGGCGGTCGAGACGAACGCGGTCGTCGAGAGCGCCTGCGCTGTGTCGGCCAGGGCGTGCGTCTTGGTCGTCGTCGCGGTGAACGAGTTTGCCGCGTTCGCCGTGACGACAACGGTCTCGACGTTGGCGGTGCCGGCGCCGACGATCACGGAGTCGCCGACCAGGAACCGCGAACCGGTGCCGGCCGTGACGGCAATGACCGTGCCGGCGCCCGCGACCGTGGCGCCCGTCAGCGCTGAGGTGAAGTAGGGCGCGGCCGTCGGCGCGGTCTGCGCGCCCATCGCACCGGCGATGAAGGGCATGAGCGTGTCGGGATCCGGATTCGGATCGAAGTTTCCGGCGACGTCGAACTGTCCGCCTGGGAACGGCGACTGACCCGGGCGCTTTTTGCCATTCGGGCGCTGGATGTTCGTGTACTTCCAGTCGACCGTGAAGGCGCTGAAGCCCGGCGCGATCGTCGGGAGTGCGTACACCCCGAACGTGATTTCCTTTTGCGCCATGACGGTGGTTTGATGAGCGACGATGACGTTGGGCATGGGCCCCTCCAGAAAAGAGCAAGCCGCCTGCGAGCAGACGGCCTGTGATGCGAGGTTGGCCCGCTACCCGCGGGCGAGTCGGGCGTTACTTATCGGGCGCGATGACGACCGGCGGCGCGGCGATCGGCGCGGCGATCAGCGGCTTCACGGGCTCGGCGGCCTTCTCGGGCGGCGCTTCGTCGAACCAGGGGTGACGCAGGATCACCTCGGCCTTGGCGTCGTCGGCGACCGGCTGCGCGACGCCGCGTACGAAGACGATTCCTTCGACTTCGGCTTCGGCGAGGTGGGCGTCGGGGGACATGATGATGGATTTCATCGGGGCTCCTTAGTAGCTGACGATCGCCTTGGCGAAATACGGGATGTACGCGTATGCACGCGCGTCGGTCGCGCCGACGGCTTTGTCGACGTCCCAATCGTACTTGTTCTTGCCGCGCGAGTACGTCTCCATCGCCAGGCCGCCGAGGCTGAAGTTCGCGGGGTCCCGCAGCACAGCCATGACGCCGTTGCCATTCCCGTCCTCGATCAGCTGCATCAGCTTGGAGAAGGCGTCGTCGAGGGTGATGTTACCGTTGCTGTCGACCGCCGCTTTCGCCGCGACTACGATGCGAAACTCGATGGTCACCAACTGCTTGCGCTGGCCGTAGGGCTCCGGATCTTCCTCGATCAGCTGCACGCCGACCGCAGGCAGCTCGTCCGACCAGAGGTGAATCGTTTTGTGAACGTACTGCAGGCTCTGCAACCGCCCGGTCGTGTTCGATCCGCTACCGGGTCCGGTCGGACCGACGTTCATCTCGCCCTGAAGCACGGCGACGATCTTGTTCCAGATCGCCACGACTCCGGAGTCGCTAGTGATTGCCACGGGTCACTCCCATCACGTAGTCGGCGAACGCCGAACGGATCAGCGTCGCGGTTTTCTCGTCGATGTCGACGAAGACGCGCGCCGGCATTCCGCCAACGAGCGCGCCCTCGTGCCGGAAGAATCCCGCACCGCCGAGCATCGCGGCGAGCTTGCCCTCGCGGCCCTTTGCTGGTCGTCCACGCGAGCCGTCCTGCAGCGGCCGCGCGTACTCGACGTTGGTGCCGACCTCGACGTCGTGATCGCCCAAGCGAAAGATGTCGTCGGCGCTGTTCGCCGTGAACGAGTTGAAGAGGCGTCCGGTCTTGCGCAGCAGCGGTGTGCCGGTCTTGTTCGGCGCCCAGCCGGGCCCGCCGAGTTCGATGTGCTCCTTGAACGAGTCCAGCGCGATCACACCGACGTGCTGGAGCGCGGGCTTCGGATCTTCGACGGCGCCCTTCAATCGATTCAGCTCGGTGCGCAGCGCGGTCATGCCTTCGATCTCGTCAGCCACCGGTGACCTTCTTCTCGGTTGCGCGGCGCAGCATCACGACGGTGCGGCTCGGAAACGCGCCGACGCGCGCGACTTCCCAGCGCGTCGCCTTCTCCATCCAGAGCAGAACGTCGCCCTCGAAGATCACGGCGCCGGCGTCAGCCGGGAGAAAGCCGTACATGTCGATGTCGACGATCGGCGCGCCCGCGGCGAGCTCGCGAATGACCGCCGTCGCCGGCGACCACGACCCGGCCCACGTCCCGACGACGTAGCGCGGGAACGTCGGCTGGCCAGTGCCGACGGGATTGACTTTGCGGGTGCGCGTCAGCTGCCAGGTGGCGGGACGAAGCATCAGTCCCCCTTCGCGTCGATCGGGTGCTTCTGGCCGAACCGGGCCTCATATTCGTCGGCGCTGTAGCCGCCGCGGGAGGCGCGATCTCGCAGCTCTTGGTCGGCTGTGCTGCGACCGGTGAAGTCGTCGGCGGAGACCAATCCGCAAATGCAGCCAGGGTGCGCCGGAGGCTGATCGACGTCGACGAATGGGAAGTTTTCGCCAAGCGCGACAACCTCGTCGTCCGCGTCTTCGCACTCGGCGCAGGTGTTCGTTCCGTTGGAGGCCGACCACCGAACCTTCTCGACTCCAGCGTCCTGATATAGCAGCATCGCGCCAGTATTGCTCGCGCGCGAGAGTTCGGTGCGCGCGACCATCTTCGACCAGACATCAGCGCCGATGACGCGACCCTTGCCGGTCGTGCGCAAGACGTCGCCGCCGGGGTCGACGTGGAAGCCCTCGGCGAACGCATCGCGGATCGAGGCGGCCACCTCGCGCGCCCCATCGCCGTCGCGCAGCGCCTGATCGAGCACCGCAGCGAGGGCGTCCTTCTCGCGCTGGATGACCAGGAACGAGAACCGCTTCGCATCGCCGCGCAGCGCCGCCAGCGCATGCTCCGGAACGACGTCGAACCCCGCTTTGAGGTCGAGCAGCTCGCGGGCGTTCGTCCAGCCGGCTTCGACGAGAATCTCCGTCGCGTCGTAGATCGCCTCGGCGTAAGGCTCGGCGTCGAGCTCGTAGATCGCATGCTCGATGCGCGCGAGCAAGAGCGGCGTTAGCTCCCTGGGATTCGCCTCTTCGCGGAAGCGTCCGAGCCCCGAGGTGCGCCAGAACTTCCGCTCCATCGCCTCGCGAACGCGGAGAAGCGCTCGCGCAAGCGTCCGAGCCTCGCGCTTGACGGCCCGCTCGTGCCGGCGTACGAATCGTACATGGCCAGCGGGCCGCGTCCTTTTGGGGGAGCGGTCTCGCGCAGGAACCGCGTCGCCGCGTCACGCGCTTCGGCGACGTCGTCGAAGCCGTCGAGGTCGACTCTCATCGGCTCGGCTGGTACCGGCGGTCGGGCTTGATCGTTCCGAACGCCAGGACCGGCTGCGCGCGGTTCGGCCGCGCCGTGTTCTGGATGTCGAGCCGGAGCTCGCCCTTGAGCTTCACGAGCGCCGCGATGACGGCGCCGGGGTTCTTGTCGTATTCGGCCTCGCGGATCTGCGCGAGCCGCTCGGTGTTGGCGAGCAGCACGTTGATGATGTCGAGCTGGCAGCCCTTGAGGACGAGATCGTCGGCGCCGTACTTCGCGAGGTTCGCGTTCAAGACGTTGCCGAGGTCGTTGTCCGAGAACCCCGTCGCCTGGAACGCGGCGCCGATCACCGAGCCGCTCGCGATCGGCGACCCACCCGCGCCGGGCGCCAGCGTGAACGTAACGACGCCCTGCTGCGTGATGGCGAAGCCGGACGATGCGATCCCGACCGGAGAGCCACCGATCGGCGTCGCGTAGAGCTGGGCGCTCGCGGCGACGTATTGCAGCCACGGCCCGAGCGGCAGGTAGAAGACCGTCGTCGTGCCGTCAGCCGTTCCCAGGGCCCGCGGGGACTCCGGGGCCGCGCCGAGCGTGCGCGGCTGGTCCTGGATCTGGAACCGCACGTCGCTCAGCGCTACGCTCACCGGACGCCGACGCCGATCTGGCCGGTGACCTCATCCGGTTGCGCGCCGCGTGGCGGCGGCGGGAGATCGAGAACGGCGCCGGACTTCAGGGCGGCAAGGTCGAGATCCGCGGGGAGCCCGATCATCGGGACGTAGCCGAACGGGACGTCGCCCCTCTGGCGCAAGAACGTCATCCCGGCTTCGAACGCGGCGTCGTCCTTCGATTCCTCGAGCAGCTGCTCGAGCGCGGCCTTCGCCAGCGCGTTGTGCTCGGCGATCGTGGCGCGCTTGCGCGCAACCTCGTCGCGCACGCCCGCGGTGTCCGAGCTGAAGAGGTCGACGAGAACATCGCACTCGCTGTACCGGCGCGAGAACGGCATGCGATGGTTGTAGACGTCGCGGCACCACTCGAACCGGTCGCCCATCGAGAACGAGCCGGCCATCTCGAGGCGGCGCGAGATTAGGTCCTTCGCCGCAGGCTTGCGCGCCGTGCGGTCGCGGTCGCCGGGGTCATCCTCGCGCGCATCGGTTGAGAACGACGCCGACTTCACGCCGCCGTCGCGCACGGTGCCGGCGGGCTGGTTGCTGGTCGTAGGCGCCGTGACGGGCGTCGCCGCGGCCGCCTGGGCGACGACGTCGTCGTAGCGTCGCGGCTGCGCCGGGGCGCCGGTCGGGGTCTTCGGCATGCGGATCTCCTGGACGGTGATCAATGTCGCGCGCGACGGGACTCGAACCCACAGTCGACCCGATCGGAGTCGACTCCACCAGAGCGCAGCGCGATGAGCCGACGCGCATGAGCGCGCCGGCGGTTGGTGATCAGCTGGGGGCTAGTTGATCTGGAACGCGTAGCGCGGATCGACCGTGCCCGCGCCGAAGCGCATCTTGCCCTTGAAGTTGATCGTGTCGGTGCGGAAGCCCTCACCGGAGTTCGGAGCCTCCTGGACGACCTGCAGCGGCTTACGCGTCTGCAGGATGATGCGGCGCTTCGCCCGGAGCAGGAACTTCGGCGGCGTCACGCCGTCGAGGCCCATGCCGTTCGCGTTGGCCGCCGAGCGCTGCGACTCCGAGAGCCACGGCGTTGCGACGAGCTTGTAGAGCCCGCGCAGCGGGTTGCTGGTCCCGAAGTAGACGAGCGATCCCGCGGCCGGCGCGTTGCCGGGGTTGTTCGCGGTGCCGATCGATTCGAGGATCTGCCGCGCCGCGATCTCCTCGTCCGAGTCGACGAGCAGCGTGTCCGGCCGCACGACGATGAGGTTGCCGTTGCCGTCGCGGACCTTGCGGAGCTTCTGGTGGGCCGTCTGGACGATCGGCGTGAGCAGCGCGCCGCCGCCGGCATTCGAGTTGCCGACCGACGCCCAGTTCGTCGCGATCATCTGCCCGAAGCCGAACATGTCGACCTCGAAGCTGAGGCTCTCGCCGATCTGCGTCCCTTGCTGCATGATCTGGCCGGTCTGATCGTCGTCGATCAGCTCTTCTTCGATCTCGAGCACGGCGCCGAACTTGTAGTTGCGGATCGTGACGTCGAGACCGCTCATCTTCACGGCCGGGTACGCTTCACCGCGTTCGACCGGGCCGCCGCGGCCGGGCCGGAAATACGGCGCGTAGTAGTTCTCGAAGCCCTTCGAGGGAACGACTTCGGCGATCTCGTTCTCGTAGACCGACGGCTCGAGCTCGTAGCCCTCGCCGGCGAGCTTCGTGATCCCGTACCGCAGCACGGCGGAGTTCGCCGAGGAGGTCTGCGCTTCGGAGAACTTGCCCTTGCGGCGCAGGTTCTCGTTGAACGTGCTCCACGAGAACTTCGGATGATCGCTCTCTTCGATCACCTTTTCGGGATCGATGCGATGCTCTTCCATGATCTTCTTGCGCTGCTCTTTGAGTCCCGACTCGTTGAGCTGCTTGAAGGTGCGGCCGCGGAACCGGCCGACTTCCTTGACGCGCGAGACGGCGCCGGAGAGGCGCTCGAGCACGCGCTGGACCAGGGCGTCGCTTCCCGCGCCGCTCTCTTCGATGGTGACGGACATGATCTGTACCTGTACTTCCTGGCCCTAGATCAGGCCGTCGATTTTGGAGGCGGCGACGTTGAGGCGCACGCCGATCGAGACGCCCGCACCGCCGGCGACCGAAGCGGTTTGGCCGCCCGGCGTCGAGATGGAGAGCGGCATGTAGGCGTAGCCGATCGCGAGGGCGTGCAGCACCGGCAGCTGCTTGGTCGACGCGATGCCGGTGAGCGGGCCGGCCAGCGTCACCGCCGCCGTGCTCGGTGCCGATCCGGCGTAGACGCCGTCGACGTAGATGTTGACCTGGCTCGCCCACGAAGGCGGCGCCGCGGTCAGCGTGACGACGATGTTGTTGCCCGCCGCGGGCGTGACGACCGTTGCCGGCCCCGCGGTCGTTTCACCGAGCGCGGTCTGGTAGACGAACTGCACGCTGTGCGCGGCGGCCGTCCAGGTTCCGCCGGCGCCCGATGCGACGGCCTGCGCGCCCGGCGCGGCGGGAACCGGCGCGAGCGTGATCGTCTGCGCATCGGCGCCGACCGTGACCGGCGCGAGATGCGTGTACGTGTCGGCCGCGGTCGTGCCCATCGCGAACTCGCCGGTCTGGTAGATGCCGACGTCGAGCAGCGGGTTGGAGATGCCGCCCTTGAGCGGGTTCTGGTCCTTCGAGACGCCGAGGACCTTGCCGATCAGCGCGACGAGGGCCGCGTTGAGGACGAGGCCGGAGCCGAGGCTCGCGACGCCGCTGCCGGTCGAGTAGACCAGGTCGCCGGCGTTGATCGCTCCCGCGTTGACCGTCGCGTCGATCGCGCTGCGGATGAAGCCGAGCTGATGGCGCGTCTGGGTATTCTGGCTGGTGGTAGCCATGTTTTTCCGTCCTTACTCGGCGATGCCGGAGACGTTGAGGAGTCCGGTGCTCGCCGACTCGCGCGCACGGGCGGGAACGCCCGCTACGCCGTCGCCGTGCAGCGGGCGGATGACGCCGTCGAGCAGGGCGGTCGCGCGTTCGCGCATCGCCTTCTCGCCGCCGGAGACGTCGAGCAGCTCGCCGAGCACCCACGGCTGAGCGGTCACGGGGACCTTCAGCTCGCGGACGATGCGGCGCGCCAGCGCCTTGGTCTCTTGGAACTTCTGGCGCTCCTTGAGCTTGGCGTTCTCGGCGTTCGCGGCGTCGAGCTGCTCGCGCAGTTTCGTTGCCTCGCTGCCGCCGGAGCGACCGCTCTCGCGAACGCGGGTGCCGCTGGTCGCGGTGCGGCGGGCGCTTTCGTTGCGCTTGCCTTCGACGGGGCGCTTGTCGTCGAGCACGTCGTTGATGTCGTCGGCGTCATCACCGCCGTCGTCGTCGACGTCGTCGACGTCGTCGCCCGCGATGTCGTCTTCGTCGTCCGCCGCGGCTTCATCGGCCGGATCGGCGTTCGCGTCGGCGGGTTTCTTCTTGAGCTTGTCGCCCAGCGCACCGACGAACGATTCCATGTCCTCGTCGTCGAGCGTAATACCGGCTTCCGAAAGGACGTCGGCGGCGAACTTCTTGGGATCGATCTCGGCGAGCTGGGCGGTTTGACGCGCGCCGGTCTGTGCCGTTTTGGCCATGCGTTGTGCCTCCTGTAGGCTGAGCATCTTGCCGCCGGCGCCGGCGGCGGTCACCATATCGGTGCTGCCGGCCTCCGTGATGCGGAGTACTGCGTTGTACGTCTTGCCGGCGATCTCGCGCGATTCGGAGATGCCGCCTGCACTGATCGAAAAGCCGACGTACTGCTTCTCGGGCTGATCTGCATAGCGCGTGGCGTAGCGTTTCGCCTCACGCATCTTGTTGAGCGCGAACGCGTTGCCGCTCTCGATGTTGTACGTGCCGATGAGGAGCTTGTGGCCGTCGGCCGCCTCCTCGACGTGCACGTCGGACCACCAGCCGATCATGTCGCGAATCGACCGGCCGGGTTGGATACGCTCCTCGATCTCGTCCGCGTGATCGGCGAAGGACTTCGCGCCTTCGAACACCGCGGCGGCCGACTCGAAGCAGTCGGCGGTGTAGTAGTGCCCGTCGACCGCGTTGCCGGGGCCTTCCTCGAGCATGACGCACGTCGCGCTCGCGCCGTTCTCGTCCGCCTTGACCTCGCGGATCCGGACGTCGAACTTGACGGACTCCTTGAGTCGCGCTACGGGAGCCGCGCCTTCGCGAACACGCGTCGTGCCGCGGCGGCTCTCGCGAATCTTCTTGAGCGCCTCGGTCACGGTCACGCTGGACTGCGCGTTCTTCACGACCGGGAACGTGACGGTCTCGCCGTCTTCGTCGTCGATCTCGTAGCGCGCGAGCCAGAGCTTGCCGCTGTCCGTGTTGGCGATGACGACGGCGTTCTTCTCGGGGTAGCTGGCCCAGATCGAGATGAACCAGCACGGCTGTTCGCTGTTGCCGCCGAAGTCTGCGCACCGGCGCGCGGCGTTCGAGACAAGCTCGCTGACGCGCTCCCACGAGCCCTTCGGCGCGATCGGCAGCCACTCGCGCAGCTGTGCCGCGGCCTCGCTTGCCTTCGCGGCCTTTTTCTTCTTGCGGTGTGCGCCGCTGGGGCGCAGCACGGCGGCCATGCTGGAGAGCGAAACGGCCATAGTGGACCTCCAGAGCGGTCGTCGAATAGCGCCGCATGGCGAAGCAGGTAGTGCGCGAGTGGATCAGCCCAGCGTCAGTGCGGATTGAGATGGATGGCGACAGGGCCATGACGGCCGCAGACCTAGACGGCGACGTGACGTTCGCGATCGTCGTCGTGCGAAGCGACGGCTCCGAATCGCGCATAGACGTCTACGGCGGAAACGGCGGGGCGTACGGCGCGTCGGCTGAGATCACGGACTCGCCGGGTTGATCTCCACGATGACTCGCCCGCCCGGCGTGACGATCGTGTGGGGATCGATCGTGATGACATCGATCCCGTGCACCGCGGCGTACGTGCGTAGCCCGCGCGCGATCTCAGCGAACACGGCAGCGAGCCCAGGCACGGCGGCACAGACGCGAGCTTGCTGCGCGGCGAGTTCCGGGCGCGAACGCATCTCGACGCGCTCCCGATTGGCTGCGCACGTCTCGCAGCGCCCCTTGAGCTTCGTGTTCCATTCGGAGCAGTTGCGGCATTTCCAAGGCTTCACGCGTTCGGTGCTCCGAGGTCGACGATGATGGTGCCGTCGGCAGCAAACGTGACGCTTGGGCGAAACGTCGCGAGGTCCAGCCCGTAATGGTTCGCCTGCTCCTCGATCGCCTCGATGATGTCGGCGATCGTGTTGGCCAGGCCGGGGACGCGATCGCAGTCATCCGCGAGCTTGGGGTAGTTCGAGCCAAGCCAGTCTTGCGGAGTGGTGGCGGCGACGGCGGTGGAGAGGAGGGGCATCAGGTCAGACCACGACCACCGTGACGTCAAGCGCCGCCGACGGCGTGACCGTCAGCTGCCCGACGAAGGTGATGCCCGGCTCGGAGAAGATCGTCTCGGTGTCGCCTGCGGGGATCTGCAGCGAGCCGATCTCCCCGCTGTTGTCGGTGACGGTGAGGTTCGCCGCGGACGCGCCCTTGTTCGCCGCGATGATGGTGATCAGCGTCGGGCCGACGGCTTGCGTGGATCCGGCACCGACGACCTGGGCCGCAGCCAGCGCGGGGTAACAGAACGGCCGGCTCGCCGGCTCGCCTGGATTGCGAAAGGCCACCTTTAGTCTCCGATCACGAACGAGATCGTCTTCCGCTGCTCACCGGCGCGGAAGTCCGTGCGAATCTTTGCAGCACCGGCGCCCGCCGGATTGTCGTCGGCCGAGCTCGCCGCCGCCGCGGGGTTCGGGACTTCGCTTGGGTTGAACGCCGGGTCGCTCGAACGCGGCGCGCCCTTCTCGACCTGCTGGCCGGTGCGCGCAATCATCGTCCCGGGCGGCTCCTCGGCGATCTCCGCCGCCTCTTCGTCGGGGTCGAAGTCGGTGAGGTCGAACGAGTTGGCGACCATCTGGCGCGCGCGCCGCTTGCTGATGTACTGGTTCGATTCGGCGCGCTCGACGTCGGCGATCGTCGCGGTGCGGTCGGCCTTGACGATGTCCGGGAAGCTGACCTCGACGGTCGGATCCAGCGGCACGGTGACGCCGCCGCGAACGATGGCGGCCAATGCCTTGAAGGCCGCGGCGATGTCGCCGGCGCGCAGCTTGGCGATGATCGCCTTGACCGTCGCGTCATCGCTTGCGCGAATGACCGTGCGCGGGAGCCGGTTCTCTTCGATCGCGATCGCGACGACCTTCTCGGCCATCCGCTCGACCCAGTGCCGCACGACCTTCTGCCGCGTCTCGAAGTGCTTCACCGCCGGCGTCTCGGCGACGAGCGCCGTCGCGCGCGAACCGCGCGAGGTGACGCCGAGGTAGTCCTTGGCGATCTTCAGGCCGATGGCGATGATGCCCAGGAGTCCGTCGCCGATGCCGATGCTGCCGGTATTCGTCGCGGCCTTGTCGGCCTGCAGCGCCTTCACTTCGACCGCGTCGTTGTGGTAGAAGCCTTGGCCCGGCTTCGCCAGATCCGGCGGCGGCGTCTCGTTCGCGTACGCGTTGACCGTGCCGACGTCGACGCCCGAACCCTTGATCGTGAAGTCCCACGAGAACGCGGCTTGGATGATCGCCTTGAGTGTCTCCGCGTTGTAGTAGTCGCGCAGCCGCTTCAGCCAGCCGAGCACCGGGAAGAGGTCTGAGCGGCCGCGCTTCTCTGAGCTCGACGCGTTGATCTTCGAGTGCAGCACTTCTTCCGCTGGAATCTGTCGGATGATGTACTTCGAACTCTCGGCTTCGCCCGAGGTGTACATCTGGAACGCCGTCTGATACTGCTGCCAGTAGAGCTTGACGTCATCGATGTTCTCGGGGTCGGTGATGATCTCGAGGATCGTCGAGGGCTCGAGCATCGCGATGCGCGGCGGACGCGTCTGCTGGCGGAAGAACCGCGTGAAGTTCTCGCCGTCGCGGAACCAGTCGAGCAGCCAGGTGTGCATCCGCTCGTTGCCGCGGTTGAGCTTCCAGAACCGGTCCCACTCTTCTTGGACGAGCGGGTCCTTGGCGACGACCGTGAAGCCGCGCCCAAGCACGAAGTCGACGATGATCTCAAGGCCGGCTTTGCCGACCGGATCGTGCGTCGCGGCCCAGAAGGACTTCGCGAGCATGTCCCATTGGTCGTGCAGATAGAGCTGCTGGTTGAACGGGCCGTTGCCCAGCGGCAGGAACTCGCCACTGCCGTCGTCGCCGCCGAGGTCGTCCTCGCGCAGGACCTCGACGTCGTCGCCGTCTTCGAGCGCCGCGATCGCGTTCGCTCGTTCGCGCAGCTGCACGCCCTTCGCGACGTCGCCGAGTCGGTTCTCGCGCACTGCCGATTTGACGTCGGCCTCGCTGAGGTCGACGCGTTGCGTCGTGCGGCCGTCTTCGAGCAGCAGGTGCGCCTCGACGGTGACGCGGCCGGCCTCGGCCTCCTCGAAGAACTTGAGGATCGGCGACGCCTTCTCGTCGATCGCGTAGATCGTTTCGTCCGGCGTGTACGCGTCGATGCTGCGCGTGGCGCCGGCGGGGCGATCGTAGCGGAACGGGCGGCCGTTGGGATCGAGCAGCGTGCCCTCGCGCAGCGCGGGCGAGATCGCCTCCGCGGCGCCGACGAGAGCTTGGCTCATAGCGCCTCCCTAGACGATTCGCATGCGGATGCCGGCGCGCATGAGCAGCCGGACGAGATAGGGGTCGAAGATGTACTCGCGCGGCTGCAGCGTGAACGTGCGGCGGTAGCGCGCATCGCGGACTTGCAGCGGGCGCGCGGCGACGAGGACGAAGACCATCGGTTCCTCCGGAGTCAGCGATACGCGGACGCCGGCGCCTGGCCGACGATGCTCTTGCGCATGAACCAGCCGGCGATCGCGCCGCTCATCACGCAGTCCTTGATCAAGCCTTTGTCGGGCCGCTTGTACCAGCCGTGCTCGTCGACCCAAGGGAGGATCGTCGGCCATCGTACCTGGCGCAGGTTGATCAGCATCTTCCAGTGCTCAAGCATTGCGTCTTTCGCGGGCCCGGTGAAGATGATGCCCTCGGCGCCGATGTCGCCGAGCTGCTCGCCGACTGGATCGCCGACGCCGGTGAGATCGAGGTACGTGTTGCCGCGGTAGCGCCGATGACGATCGCGGATGCGCGAGTAGACGAACTCCCAGCCGCGCTTGTGGAAGCGTTCGAACTCGACCATCGTCGCGCGCTTTGTCGAGAGATCCCAGGTCGTGCCGACCGTCCAGTCGCTCTTGTCCGCGAGGTCCCAGGCGTGGATGTACCGGTGCGAGGGGAACCGCAGTCGCCACGGCAGTTCCGGCGCTAGCGGACTCGGATAGAGCTCGGCCCACGCGCACATATTGTCCTCGTCGACGGCGAGGACTTGGAGCGCGTCGTCGAGGTCCTCCTCGATCGGCGTTCCATTCGCGTCGACGAACGTCGTGCGCGCCGTCGCGAGATCGTCGGCATCGAAGAAGTCGCCGCCAGCGTCGATGATGCCGCCCTCGATGTTCTGCTGGCGCAGCGCGTCAGACATGCGCGCGGCGTTGCGCTCGAGGTCAGCTCGCGGAATGTTCGGGTTCTCGAACGAGCTGCCGCTCTGCGCGTAGAGGATCTTCTCTTTGCCCTCGAGCCCGCGCAGGAAGTACCGCCCGTACTCGTTGCGGCCCTGGCCTGTCGTCGTGTAGTCGAGGATGCCGCTGCGATCGACGAGACGCATCCGGATCACGTTGTCGCGCACATGCTCGAAGCGCGTCTCGAGAGCCGCCTCGTCCCAGTTGACGTGATCGAACGAATGGCCCAGCAGGTACTGGCCGTCGCGCGCTGTCGAGCGCGCCTCGATCGTCGCGCCGGTCATGAGCGTGATGCACGGGAACGGCGTCAGCTTGACGTCCTTCACCAGCCACGATGCCGTTTTGTTCTGCAGCAGGCCGAAGGCTTTGAGCCAGACGATCTTCGCCTGGTCGGCGGTCGGGCCGATGTTCACCGAGCGGTAGAACTCGTGCTTGCGGTGCTGCGCCGCCGCGATCTCGCGGCTCCAGCCGCTGCGCGTCGCCGCCTTGAAGATGATTTTCGCCGCGGCGCCCGTGGACTTGCCCCAGCGGTTGCCGGTTGTGAGAGCGTTCTCCGGATGGTATGCCCGCCGCAGCCAGCGACGCTGGCCGGGGTGCGGCTCCATCTCGAGGATTTCGCGAACGAAGCCGTCGGGATCGAGGCGATACTTGCCCAGCCGGGCCTTGAACGCATCGAGCACCGCGGCGCTCGACGTCGCCATCGGGTTACGCCTCCGGCGCGGGGATCGTCTCTTCGGGGTCGCTCGGGAAGAGCGGCGCGTCCTCCGGGATCGCCGTCAGCGCTTCGACGAGGCCTTGGACGGCCAGGTCGACCTTGGTGGGGGCGTCGAGGCCGAGGAGTTTGTCGATGCGCTCGCGGGCTTTGATCGCGGCCTCGAAGGAGCGGTCGTTGACCTTCTTCTCGCACTCGGCGCCGTCGCGGATCTGCACGAGGATCTCGTCGCTGACCTCGGCGCGCTTCAGCGCCCGAGAGCCGACGCGCTCGTAGAATGCGATCGAGCGCGCCTTGTCGGTCTCGCGTCGAGAAGCATTCTCATCTGCCCGGCGCTGCTCTTCGTGCCGGATGTCGGAGATCACGGTCTCCTGGCTGATCTTGAACTGCGCAGCCAGCGCTCGGACCGTCTTGCCCTCGATGACGTTGGCGAGGAAGACGTCCTCTTGACGCTTGAGCTGCCGCGGGGTCCGCGGGCGCGTACGCGGCGCTCGGCTTTGCTCGGCGGCCTTCTTAGCCACGAAGCCGCTCGCCAACGCGGTCGCTGCCGCAGTACGGGCACGTCGCCGGGCGCGAGCAACTCGTCCACGTCGTGCGGCACGAGCCGCAGGTGTAGACCTTGGGCTCGGCCATCGGTGTGCTCCGTCAGTCGGTGGGTGGGGGCTTCTTCGCGCGCTCGCGCACGCCGCGGATCACGTCGCTGCCGATCCGCTTGATCAGCGCGCGACCTTCTTCGGCGGTGATCTCGCCGGCCGCGACGCGCGCTTCGACGGCGGCCTTGCGGCGCCGGAACAGCGTCATCGCCAGGGGGTTGAACGTCACGACGTCAGCGTATCACGTCAGGCTTCGTCGCGCCCGGGACCACCGTCATCGTCGAACCGGGCCTGATGCAGCTCCTCGAGCTCGGCATCGAGCCTCGGGCAGTCGGTGTCCGGGTCATAGCGCCTGGTGCCGCAGCTGCAGACGATGACGCCCCCATCGCCACCAACGACGCCCTCTTGCTGATCGCGGTGCCGCTTGCGCACCGTCGCCTCGGCCTCAGTCGTCATGCTGCACCGGGAAGAACGATGGTCGCCGCGCCGATCTCGTTGCCGAAAGCATCCCAGCCCGGCCGGGTGCGGCGGGCGAACATTTCCAGGTACGGACCGGGGCTCTGCGCCTCTACCATGTCGAGGAATCCGTCCGGCTTCACGCTATGCGCCAGACGCGGAAAGTGAAATGCGGTCGGTGCGGCGGGTCCGGTCAGCCGGAGCGATCCGCGCACGCAGAACAGAACGTGCTCTGTCGCCGAGCGGTAGTAGTATCCCATCCTCATCGACGGTCGACGTGGCTCTCCGCCCTTACAAGTCTTGACCCACGTCAGGATCGTCTTCGGGCGAAACCCCCAGGCGGCGGCGACGTCGTACGCCTCGCGCATAAACGAGTTGGTCGTCCAGAGGTACAGATGCGCGTTATCCGCCAGGAGGCGGTACACCGGGAGCTCGCAGATTTCGGCGAGCCCCATCGTCGGGTAGCGCGCCGCAGCCGATGCGCAGTTCAGCGGCGAGCGAGGCTTCACGAACTGGCCTGGCTCCTTGTAGCGCCATGGCGGATCCGCGACGACTGTCGTGTACCTGCGATCAGTCGTCATCGCGGAGCAGCCCCTCGTCCTCGTCGCTGTCAGGTTCGGTGTCAGGCGTGCCGTCCGGTCGGAGCGGCTCATCATCGATGAACACGATCATCCCATTTCACCCGTAGCGTAGGCGACGATCGTCGTGGCGACGCCCGCGAGCACGAGGATCGCGACGCCGACAGCCGCGCCGACCACCAGCGCGCGCATCATCGCCGCACGCACACTTCGCACGGGCCGCCGCACTCCGGGCAGCGCCTCGTGCCATTGCACACGCCGCACGGATCGAGCCCGAGGATGATGCGCGCCTGGGTGCCGGGCGTGATCACCGAGTTTGCGAAATTGCGCAAATCCGCAAACGCCTTCGCGACCGGCGCGTGATCAAGCCGCAGCACGTGCGCGGCGAGGGGCGGCATCACGATGGGGACCTCCAGGGCCAGCGACGAGGAACGGCGAGAAAACGCATGCCGTCGCGCTCCCGGTACGCCTCGGCGATCTTGCGGCCGCACGAAACGCAGCAGCGGACGTTGACGTCATGGCCCAACGGTCGCTCGGCGTGCAGTGCGCAGAGGTACTTGCGGCACCAGAAGCATTGCGTCGAGGCCGGGTACTCGGACTTCGGCGGCGCGGCGTTGTTCGTGCGGGTCGTCGGGCATTCGGCGCAGTTGGTGCCGTGCGGGACGTCTTCGGTCACGGCAGCCTCCCGAGGTGAAGGCCGCCGGCTGGCTCGCGCCCCGCGCGGAGACGCTCGAGGAGCATCGGGCGCGGCCGGCCGGGCGGACAGGTGGTGAGCAGCGCCCGACCCCGGCTCGGCGCTTGCGTGCGCGAAGCGTGCGGGGGTGCATGCCGTCGCGATCTCGCGCGTCTTGCTCCGGGCGTCGAGGCGTTCCGGGGTCGGGCCTGCTCGGCGAAAACTACAACCGCAGGAACTTCCCGCTCGACTCTTTTGGCCGTGCGTGAAGGTATCTGTCGGTTACGGCGACCGACGAATGACCGAGTGTGTCGCGAACGAGCGCGATCGGCGCGCCGGCGTCGAGTGCATGGCTCGCGTGGGCGTGCCGCAGAAAGTGCGGCGACACGGAGCGCTTCAACCCGGCTCTGGCGCCGGCGTCGCGGACGACCCGGTAGATCTGCGACACCGAAAGCGGGCCGCCGCGTCCGCCGAAGACCGGTGCGTCGTCGGCCGCCTCGCCCCGGAGAGCGTTGAGCGCGGCCAGCGTGTCGCCGGCGATCCGCACGGTGCGCGTCTTGTCGCCCTTGCCGAGCACGGTGATGAACGCGCCCTTCTCGTCGCCAGCGAGGTCGCGCCAGCGCAGTCCCGCGAGCTCGGCGCGACGGCAGCCGGTTTCGTAGAGCAGTCGCAGCAGCGCCGTGTCTCTCGGACGCTTCCCGGATCGCAGCATCTTGCGCGCGTCCGGCTTCGTGATGATCCGGTCGGCCAGCGTATCGCGACCCTTCGGCACGCGCAGCGCGGCGCCGACGTTGACCGGGATCAACCCAGCCGAGGCGATGAACCGGAGAAGGGAGCGGGTCGCACTGAGGATCCGCTTGCGTGTCGACGGAGCCCCGACGAGCGTATCCGCGAACGCCTGTAGGTCAGAGAGCGTCACCGCGGAGATCGGCTTGTCGACGAACGAGCGCATCCGGTCGACGTCGCGGCGGTAGGCCGTGACCGTGTTCGCCGTGCGCCCGTGCAGCCAGAGGTCGACGAGTTGGTCGTCGCGGTTATCCGTGCGTCTTGCGAGTGGCGCCGCATCCTCGACGAGCGTGATTTCGTCGGGCATCGCCGGACCTCGCTCTCTTCTATGCGCGCAGTCGCGTTGGACCTAGAACCGGAGTTATAGACCCCTTTTTCGATGCTCAGCGGTGGTGGTTATTCGCGCGCATCGTCGTCGCGATGTTCGTCGTGAAACATTCGCCCCCGCGGCCCCGGTCGACGACCCTTCGGTGCGGGAGTCGTGCGTTTCCGAGCCTCGCGATCGGCGCGCTCAGCAGCAGTTTCCGCGGGCCTTGCCGTCGCCGCAGCAAGAATCGCCGGCGTCGCGCGCGGCGGTTCGAGGAGCGATCCGTACAGATCCGAGCGTTCCGACTGTCGCAGCGCTCGGCCCATCGCGACCTCCGGAAATGAAAGCACCCGCGGCTATGCCTGCGGGCGTGATATCACGCGACGTCCATCGCGTGCCTCATTCTCTCACGCCGCGGCGTTCGGCGTCAACGTCGGCGCTTCGGGCAGCGCGTCGGCAACGTCAGGATCGATCATCCCCGTCTCGGAGATCCGCTCGATCGCGGCCAGCACCTCGGCCTTCGACTTCCCCGTCTTGCGCATGACGATCGCGACCGACTCCATCACCTCGCCGTTCGAAGCGGTCTGGTCGGCGTCGAGCGCGTCTTTCGATTCAGGTGTCACGCGACCGCCTACAAACGCCGGCCGCGGCTTGCCGCCCGTGTCCGGATCACTCCGCATCCGCTCTTGGGCCTCTTCCGGCGTCTCGCCCGTGACCGGCTTCGCCCGCCCCACCCGATCGCTGCGCTTGCGCCCAGTGACGCGCGCTCCTCGCGCGGCGTCGGCCGCCGCGGCAGAGTCTCGCTTCGCGCGCTCGCCGGCCGGGAGCGTGGCCCATCGCTCGGCGTCGTCGTCCTCGCGCCGACGAGCATCTCGCTCGGAATCGACCTCTTCGGGCGTCCGCAGCCGGTCATCGGCTGGTGGGTCGAGATGGTCCTCGATGTAGACCGTGACCAGCTCTCCGACGACCGGCGTCGCGCGGTACGCGCCTGCTGGAGCCTCCTCGATCGCTGGGACGCGGCGGTGGACGTCGACTGACCGGCGGCCTGGACTCGCGCCCTTCGGCAAGCTCGCGACAACGCGCCCCGTCGTCCCGTCGAAGGTCGCCCCCTCGTCATGCGCCCGGCTGTGGAGCACCCGCTGCACGACCTCGGCCGCGTTCGCCGTTGCGCCGCCGTACGTCAGCCGACGGCGCGGCGCTGCCTCGATCGCGTCCGCCTCGGCGAGCACGTCGTCAAGAGTGCGAGCACGGGTCAGGTCGCCGGGAATGCCGTTGGCCAAGTGGTCGCCTCCTTGGGGTGCGCGATGAACGCGCCACCCGTGAAGGTGCGCGAGCAAGGTCCCCGGCGAAAGGCGCTCCCCGCGGCCGGGGCCGTAACCAGCCTAGCAGGTTCCTTCTCTGTGCGTATCGGCTCGTCCGCTAGGAATCGCTCGCACCTGGGAACGGGCCGACGGCGTTGGGTGTGGCGCCTCGGGGCCGGGGTTAGGTGCGGATCGCATCCTCACCGGCGGGCGCGATCTCCAACGGCAGGATGATCGCCCCCGCGCCGTGCTTCTTGTGCCGAACGAGGTGACGCGCGCAGAACGCCTCCGGCCCTTTCGCGTGGCAGCGACCGCAACGAGCGACCGGCGGGCGATGACAGAGGTTGTCTGGGTCAGCAGGCACCCAACCTGCGCAGCCGACGTGCTCGGCGCGTCGTCGGTGTCGCTCGCGCCGGGCGAGAACGCGCAGGTGCTCAGCAATCGTTTCCTGTTCGCGCTTCGCGATTTCTTCCGGCGGAGCGATCAAGAGGCGGCGGAGCATCGGTTCGAGGCAGTCGGCGCATACGAAATTGCCGACCTTCGAGCCGATCGTCGAGATGATGTACTCGGAGGGCTCGTCGCAGTGGTCCTTGTGCCGGTACCGCCCGGTCCCATAGCACTTGGCATTCTGTGTGTTCTCGGCGAGGATGCGCTGGACTTGAAGGACGCGCACGGCCTTCTGTCCTTCGCGAAACCGCGCCAGCGAACGAACGGCGCCGGTATCGCTCACGTCGCCCTCGCCTTCGCCCCCGCACCCTCAGCCCGCGCCAGGTGCGCGATCGAGCCGACATGCGCGGCGATCCCTTCGGCGTCGCGACGGACCGCCTCGTAGTGACAGGCGACGCACGCGATCCTTTCGCGGAAGCAAGGCCCGATGTTCCACGCCTCCGTATCGTCGCGCAGCGTTCTCCGATGCGCCGGATGATAGGCGTTGAGCGCGCACGTCATCTTCGTCCACGCGAACCCTACGCCGAGCCGCGCCGCGAAGTCGATCAGCAGCCGGCGCATCTCCTCGCTCTCGCGCGGCGGCAGACCGGCGGCTGCGTCGGCGGCGCCGAGTTCGCGCATGAAGAGGGTGGCGCGTTTCCTAACAGCGGCTTCGGTCACAACTGCTCCGGCGCTGGCTCGGGCGCGATCCGCTCCTTGCGCGTGTGCTCCATCATCGAGTCGACGACGCTCGCGACGAACAGCCGCTCTTCTTCGGGAAGATCGCTGTACGAATCGCACTCGATGCGCACGAAGCCGCCGCCACTACGAAACGGGATTTCGCAGACGATGCGCTTGCCGGCTGGTGTCACGTCGTCGTCCCCTCCGGCTCTTGCTGAGCAGTGAGCGCGGCGGCAGCAGCCTTCATCACGGCGCGCATCTGCCGGTTGTCGAGGTAGTTGGTGCCCATGAGGTTCGGATAGCCCGGCATCGACGTGCAGCGGTCGGGATAACTCGTCTGCGGGATCGACGCGGCAAGTCCAGCCGACACCATCACTTCGATCTGCTCCTCCGTCAGCGGCTTCGTCTGCGCGCCCTCGCGCAATAATTCACGAAGTCCGTTGACCTCGCACCCATCGAAGCAGCGAGAACGGAGGCAGCCGTAACCCTCGCACGGGCCGAGCGCCATGGCACCCGGGTTGCCTGGGATCCCCGCTCTCTCCGCGTCCGTCGCGGGAGCAGGCCGACCAACGCATTCCACGCTCCCTTCCGGGTCCACGGTATGCGTACCGCTGCACCAGCCTTCGTGGACGGCTATCTTCACGCAGCACGTCGCGGGAGTAGGCACCCCTTCAATGAGTGCGGCGCGCTCTAAGCACCGTCCGTCGCAATCAATGTTGTGGTTCCCCGATAACGCTCCGTTGCGGCATCCCATCGTCTCCGGTGTCGGCGCATCCGGCGCGGCGGGAGCGGGCTTGCGAACGATAGCGAGAACAGCGTCGGCGGTCGATAGCGCGGACTCGCGAGGAATCCACGAAGCAAGAGCGCGCAGGTCCGCTAGTATGACGTCCGCGATCTCCTCCCGCTCACCTGATATGGGAGACGGCGTGTTGTGGCAACTCCCAGACTTATGCAGCATGGGCTCCTCCTGCGAGCGTGCGTTGCCCCGCACGGAGAATGTTCAGCGCAGCGTTTACGTCGCGATCGTGAACCGCTCCGCAATCACTACACGTCCATTCTCTTATTCCAAGACCTGCGATACCTTTCGGCCTCGACTCAGGGCGTGAGCCGCAAGTCGAACAGGTTTGGGAACTGTATGCCTCGTCCACTTCAAGAAATGTTCCGCCATGCCTAATGGCCTTGTACGACAACATTCGTTTGAAATCGGCCCAGCTGGCGTCGAGCGAACTCTTCGCAAACCGAGACTTGGCAATCTTTGAGGGGCTGACGTCGCCCACGACGATCAGCCCGTTTTCGCGAGCGATCGTCGCGCTCGCCTTATGTAAGAAGTCCTTGCGGCGGTTAGCAACCTTCGCGTGAATCGCAGTGGTCCGCTTTGCTTTGTGCGCCTTCTGGAGCGTTGCCAGCGCAGCTTCGTGATTCCGATAGAAGCGCGGCGACTCGATCGCCTCTCCATTCGACAGGACCGCGAGAGACTTCAAGCCTAGGTCGATGCCAACTGCGGAAGCCGGCACAACGGCCGCGCCTGGGACCTCAACTAGAACATTGATATACCACCGACCGCGGCTATCGGCGCTGAACGATCCGATGCCGATCTTCACCCCCGGCGCGAGGTCGCGAAGGTGCATTGGTTCGTACCGTACGCCGCGAAAGGCGAAGCTGGCCCCGTCGAACGCGACCTGCCCGGTATTGAACGGAACCCACCCGAGCGACTTCTTCCCACGGAACCGGAGCCACGGCTTCTTGTGTTGGCGGCGTGACTTGTCGTACTGGGCGCACGTCTTCTGGATCGTGTGCCCGTGGAGGCCCAGGTCGCCGCTCGTCCCGGCCGTCAGCTTCATTAAGTCGTAACCCGAAAGCCACTTTTTGCTGGAGCGCGCCGCATTGCGCTGCGTCTCGTTGCAGTAGTTCCAGACGAAATTTACCGCCCTGGATTGGCGATTCAACTCAGAGCAATGCTTGTCGCGAAGCCGAAATCTGTACGTTAGTTGCATGTGGAGTACCCCGCTATTACATCATCCGAGGGTGCCAGGTGCATGGCATTGTGCCCTGACGGCGTGTTGTCGGGGGTCATCGGACAATCTCGAAGCGAATGAACTTCATGCAGTTGCACGGGTGCTTGCACGACAGCTTCTCTTGGTAGTGCCACGCACTCGGGTGCTTGCAGCGTGTGCAGGTCATCGGTTCTCTCTTTCTCCACCACCGGGTTGGATTTGTGTTATCAGACTGCTTGCGAACTGCGTTCGCTCCACCGAGCAAGGACATTGCTGACCTCATACGCTCGGCACTGACGTAGGCCGCGGTCATGCGACACCGCCGTCGAATAGAAGCTCCTGCGACAAGCGCAGGCGGGCGCGCTCGGCGTACTCTTCCTTCGCTTCGATGCCGACCCCGATACGACCGCAACGGCGAGCGGCGTCCAGCACCGCGCCCGAGCCAGCGAACAAGTCGAGCACCGTTCCGCCGGGCTTGCACCCGTACTGGATCAGCGGCTCAAGTATTCCGGTCGGCTTTTGCGTGGGATGGATTGCCTTGCCGTGCATCGAGGACGCGCGCAGTATTGACGTCTCCAACTTCGGCCCGCCCTCTTGCGTGCGGTACGCACTGCGTTCAATGTCTCCCGTGTGGGTTGGCCGCCGCTTCGACCGCACGGTTTTCGCTCGCGCGCCGAGGCCGTAGACCGCATCGTGGTAGGCGTCCGACCAGGAGCCGCGGTAGAAGTGCGCGGCCGATTCGTGGATGCGGCGAAAGCGGTCAGCGTGGAAGCCGCTCCCGTTGTGCTTCTCCCACACAATGTCTTGCGAGCACGTCCACGCAGCGAAGTCGGCGGCGCGCTCCATGAACATGCGGAGCGAGCCGAAGCACCACATCGAGGACGACGCTGCAGCCGCGATCTCGACCCAGCCTTCCGGCCAACGGTCCCACGCAAGCGATGTCGACGCATACGGCGGATCGGTCACGATGAGGTCCGCAACGAGGCCGAGCGCAGGAATGATCTCGCGACAGTCGCCGAGGTAGAGCGTCACGCCGGGCGCGGCGAAGTACGGCGTCACGGCAACTCCACCATGTACGCGCGGCGAAGCACCGGGCGTTCGAGGCTGGCAATGGCCTTGCTCGGTGATTCACGCAGTGAATCTCCAGCCTGATAATCCGTCACGTCTCGTCTCCGGTAGTCGGAGCAGGTGCGGGGGTAATGGGATCGCGTTTCGGAACGGCCCAATACGTGCGGCACTCATTGGCTCCGTACTCGTGCGGCACCGAATAGCCGGAGCACCCGCATACGGTTACGCCGGGCTCAAACCCGTGGTTTGCGGCGCCCTCCCGCGCTTCCGAGGAGCCACGCAACCGCTCGGTTTCAGCATCCTCTTCTGCGACAACGCAATGCGCCTCGCACGTCGCGCACACGTCTGAGCCGCCGATCATCTTCTCGTAGACGGGCGTCGAACGGAAGTCGCGGGCGCGGTCCTGGTCAACGATTACGCGGTTGAGGCGTTCGATCTCGTCGGCCATCTTCGGCGCCGCCTGGATCACGTCGAACACGTCCTCGTTGAGGATGCCGTATCCGTCCGCTCGTGACAGCGCCTTCCGCCGAATCTCGTCCAGGTCCAGCCCGTCTCCCTGCCCCATCGGAGATGCGGAGGGGTGGGAAAGAGCGGAGCGGCAGTCGGGGCATGTCACCTTGGCTTCGGTCGAACGGTCGCGGCGGGGCGTGAAGAACCCACCGTCGTATCCCGGCTTGCCGCAGAGGTTCGGGGCATCGCCGCACGCCTTGAAATGAACGAGGCCCGATGAAGTCGCGCGTTCCGCGCTCCCGGCCTTCGGCTCGCTGGGGTTCATGATTGAAACTCCCGGATGACTTCTCCGGCGCCGAGCAGGTCGCACCACTCGCGCGCCGTCATCGTCACCGTGACGCAGCCTTCGTCGTCGTCCCGTTCGTGGCGGTCGCCGCAGCCGGCACACGGAACGTCGCTGTCCCGCGTGAGGCCATTCGGAATATCGGCGACATCCTCGTAGAACATCGTGAACGGTTCGTCATCGTTCGAGCGCACGGGGTCGTCGTGGCCGCAAATGAGGCCGTCGCCCTCCTCGCGCTCATCCGCGCACTTCATGTCGGCGCAGATTGCCTCCGTCGCCGCTTCAGCGCTTGCCGCGATCACCCACGGCGGTCCCGAGAAGTGCCACATCGACAGGGCAGCGCCCACGCCGGGGCCAGGCTCCAACGTCAGGGAGTCGAGCCAGATCAGCGCGTCGCTGGCGATTCCAAGCAACACGGCGCGCAGCAGCGGAACGTGCGGCTCACCATCGCCGTACTTAAACACGCCCTCGATGACGATGGCGCTGGATCGGATCAATTGCCGGGGGTCACGGTCGGCGGTCGCCTCGTCCTTGATCCGACGAATGTTCTCGCCAAGAACGCGCAGCACCGACGCACCCAGCGGCTGCCCGGAATCCGGGAAACCGCACGGTCCTGGAACCGGCTGATGGTGAACGAGCCGCCGCGCCGCAGCCATGAAGTCGCGAGCCGTCGTGTCAGGCACGGGGGTTCTCCTCGGTGAGAGCGGCGCGGACAATCTCGCGGTCTTTCGCGATACACTCGTCGGTGAACGGGAAGGCGAGCGTGTTCAAGATCGCGAGAACGCGATCGGCCACGTGGCGCGGAATCGTAACGGTGTCGCCCGTGCTCAGCGTCACCACCGGAGATGCGGGGCGGCGGGCGGCGTCCCAAACTGCGCGCATTGCCGTTCGTAGCGACACCATCATGCCGCGTTGAACGATCGCCTCCGGTGGCTTACCGCTCGGCCAGCGCACCGCGATGGTTTGCTCGCCGTATTCGCGAGCCCAGAACGATTCGAAGTCCGCCGCCGTCGTCTCTCGGTCACTCTGCATCGCTTGGGGCCTCCATCGGTGTGTATCCCGCGCATGTCCGACCGGCTGCCGTGGCGAGCGCCGCGTGGCAGTTGTCGCATTGAGGATCGCGTGGGCTGTGGTAGACGGGCGGCGTCGTGCAACGGCAGTAGACCCAGGCGTCGGTTTTCGGCGCGGTCGTCATGCCGAGTTGCGCGAACACGCGCTTTCGTTGCCGTTCGCACCCCGAGCACGGGCGAGAATACGAGACGGTGCTCCCGTCCGGCCGCGTTCCGATTCCGCCAGCTCCGGTGCAGTTGTGATCGGGGACGAGTAGGGCGCGCAACTCGCTAAGTCGCCGCGCCATCGCTGGCGGCGTGACAGTCGTCGTCCCTCCTAGTTCATCCGTGAACGTCTGGATTTGTTCGTCGTCGTCGTCACTCGTTGCCACGGGGCACCTCCTGGGTATCGGCGGCGCAGAGTCCGCATGGACCGAATCCCTCGTCGCAGTCGCCCTTGCACGGTCCGGGATCGTCGAAGCCGAGAGCCACAGCACGCTCAAGGGCATCGCGCTTCTCAACTGCGGAGGCGTTCAGGATAACCATTTGGTTGCCCGCGACTCGAAGCGCCGATTGAAGTCCGGCGATTTCCGCGTCCCGCTGCTCCAGCAACCCGGCCAATTCCGGGGCACTACATACCCCTCCAGGACCGTGGTTTTCGCGGAATCGAGAGAGCGTGGAGTCGAGTTGTTGGATGCGATCGGCAAGCGCGTCTACTTCGTGCTGATATATCCGACAGGGCGAGCCGGCGACTGAGGTGCCATCGCCCTCAATGATGCGATTCCGCTGCCGAAGCGAACGGATCAAGTCGTCGAGGTCTACGTCCCCGATCGAGAGCGGGGCCTCTACGGGGAGGGAGGGGAGGTCGCTCACGGCAGCCACTTCCCAAGCCGCTTCCAGAACGACGGCGGCTTCGCGATCGCACGCCGCACGTTCTCATGCGCGCGCGACTCGGCGCCGGGATAGCACACGAGGAGCGCGGCGACGATCGGGCCGCCCGGCGACGGATGGGCGACGTTTGCAATCTTCGTGTAGTAGCCGTCCGTGCCGAGCGTGCCGCTGAAGTTGGGTGCGCCGAGGACGGCGCCCTTGGCGCGGATCACGATGCGGCCGCCAAGGGTTCGAGGTCGCCGCTCGCGTCGACGTGGCGCGTCGTATTCGGCGCCGCTTTCGCAAACGTCACGAGAATCGCAAGGGCTCGGGCGACGAGGCTCGCCGCGATCGCCTGCTCGTCGACGCTCTCGGGGCTCACGAACAGCGTCAGCTTCTCGCCACCCGGCGCGCGCAGATCGATGATGTAGAACGGCGTCGGGTCCATGCCCTCGAACGCCTTGCCGTCGAGGTACGACGCGCCGAGGAACTCGAATCCGCCGTGCAGCGTGATCTCGCTCTGCTCGTGGCCAGTGACAGGGTGCGGCGGTGATGAACGGATGTGCGTCTTCACGCCGGCACCAACGGCAACTCCGGGCGCGCCTCGCGGTCAACCGCATCGAGCAGCGCGAGGTTCGCCGCATCCAGCGCGTTCTCAGCGCTCTTCAGCGCCTGCTTCGCCCGGTCGGCTGTGACGGTCTTCTGCAGCACCTCGGTCATGCAACGATGCACCTCGGCGGCGCAGTCGGCGGACGTGCGGATCGGCAGTTGCGAGGCGCGGGGCTTCGGATCGGTGTCTACGATCGCGGGCTCGCCGTCGACCGTGCGCGCATCGACGACGCCCAGGTGCTCAGCGATCCGCTGCGCGATCGTCTCCAGCGCCTTGTCCTGGTCGTCGTCCTCGGTGCCGTCGAGGGTGATGTCGGGGAACGCGGCGACGCGCAGGTCGAACCGGCCGCTCTTGTAGTCGCGCTGGATGACCTCGTAGGTCGCGCCGCCGACCTCGACGTCGAGGCCGCACTCCATCGTCTTGGGATCATTCTCGCGGGCTTTCGCTTCGCGCGCCGCGGCGATCAGCCGGTCGCGCGCCGCGGCGAGCGCAATCTCCTCGGTGTCGCCGTAGGCCGAGACGGTCTGGCCGCCGATCGGGACGAAGCACTCGAAGCCGCCGTCCGGGATCGCGTGCAGCGTCACGGCCGTGCTCGCGCCGTCGATCTCGATCGTGCGCTCGTCGGCCGTCGTGACTTGCTGCTGGGATTCGGCGAGGTAGTCCCAGCCAGATTGCCAGGCGGCGATCTCGCGCTTCGCCTCGGGCATCAGGGCGTGCTCGTCGCGCGTCTTGCCGTTACACGCGGCCGTGAAGCCCGCGCGGAACGCGGCGAGCATGATTGGGGATTTGTGGCCGCGCGGCTTCGCGGCGAGGTTGAGTTCTTTGTCGGTCATGGCCTCAGCTTTCAGGTGCGGGTTCGATCTCGATCACCGCGTGGGGCGGTGTGTCGATCGCGTAGCGTTTGTAGATATGCGAATCCACGATCCGCGAGTCGTCGGTGAAGAGCAATCCGGTGAGCGCGTCCTCGACGTTGCGGCCGAGCTTCCCAGCGTCCGGACGGCTCGTCGGAAGGGTGACGCGTTTGGGCAGCGACTTGGGTCGGGGCAGGTAGAACCGCGCCCACATGACGACCGGGCCGTCGAGTGGTGGCGGCGATCCGTTGGCGGCGATCCATGCGCGCGCTGCGGATGCGACCGCCTCGCGCCACGACTTGAAGCGCTCATACGCTTCGGAGGACCGGCCTTCGCGCATGACGGCGCGGCCGTTGACGACGAAGGCGGACTTGTTGCCTTGCGGGATGGCGACGCCGTAGACGACGATGCGGCGGGTCACGCGACGCACTCGTCGAGAACGCGCGGTCGCCGGCCCGCGAACCAGGCGTCAACGCAGTCGAAGGCGTGCCGCTCTATATCTCGAGCTCGCGCCACGATCGCATGGGCATCGGCGTCCGGCAATTCTTCACGCGCGAACGCGATGGCTTGGAACATACGGAGCGAACAACCGCACCCGCGCTCGGCGGCGCGCTGATACCGCATCTCTGCGATCGCATCCCGAGCGACACGCAGCCGCAGCGCGCCGATCTCGTCGAGGAGTGTCAGGAGTGAAAGCGTGCGCAGGCCGGCGACGTCGGGCGGTAGGCGGTCGCGATTCGTATAGAGCCGCGGCGGCGTGCGCGGCTCGCGCGGGCCGTTCGCCTTCGAAGCATCAGTCGCCGCGATCAACCCACGGTCGGCAAGCCAGCGGGACGCCTCGGTGCGCGTCTTGACGATCCCGAACGCGATTGGCGCGTCGATGATGCCGCCCTTCACGCCGCATCCGAAACAGTTGAAACTTGCCCAATCCTCGCGGGCCGAAAAGCTTGCTGACGAATCATCGTGCGTTGGTAGGGGACACTTCACGACGCCGCGTTCGTTCCGGGGCCGCTGAAAAGTTGTTGAGCACGTAGCGGCGCAGGCTTCCAGGACTGCGAAAATCGACCCGTTCACGCGGATCTCTTGTCGAACAGGCTTGAGATGGCATAGGGCCGTATCTCGCCGCAGTAGCCGCAACGGAGTTTGATGAAATACTTACGACTCACGCAATCCCAGCCTCTTCGAACAGTCCGTGCGCGATCGCGCGGACCTCGAGCGGATCAGTGAACGTTCCGACCTTCACCCTAGGGCCGTCCCACGGGAGGTCGATCCGGCCGCGACGCCCGTTCGTGCGCTTCACGATCCGCAGCGCGAATGTATCGTCGGCGTCGGCATCGTCGAAGTTCGGCCGCCACGCGAGCATAACGAGGCGTGCGCGCTTCGCGAGCGCATCCGAATCGGCGATGTCGGTCATGGTCGGCTCCTCGCCGATCTTCTTGCGATCTGCGTCGCGGTTTAACTGCTGCAGGAACACGGGGCAGACGTCGAGTTCACGGGCGCCGCGGATTAGCTCGGCCGTGATGCGCGCGGGCGCCTCGTCGCGCCCCTCGCCGCGCGCGCGTTGCGTCCAGCCGGCGACGTCATAGCATTGGTCGACGATGAACCAGCCGACGCACGGATTGCGGCGCTTGAGCCGGCGGACCATCGCGATGATCTCGTACGGCGCATAGGAGCGGTCGTTGTCGAACACCCAGACCGGCAGGTCACGCTCGCGGGCCACCGAGACGTACGAGTCGAGGGCGCGGTACGAGCGAATCGAGGCGCGGCCGTAGCGCAGCTCCCCGGCCTTCTCGCCCGTCAGCATCATCGCACGGCGGTCCTGCCATCCGGCAACGCCGTCCTCAAGCGCGAAGTATGCGCCACCGACACCGTTCGCAGCTGCGCCGAGAGCGATCTCCATGCTGAGCGACGTCTTGCCGTGCGATGGCCGCGCGCCGATGACGATCGGCTGCCGCGGGGCGAGTCGGATCTGCCACTGGTCGAGTTCGCGGATCCCGGTCAGAACGCCGAGGCCGGCAGTGTCCGTCGAACCTTCGCGCGCCGACCGCGCCTCTTCGGTGAAGCGGGAAAGGGCCTCTGCGTCGGTGACTGCGGCGTCGAGGTCTTTCTCGTCGGCGATGCGCTCCAGGCGCTCGCGCAGCCACCGGATCAGGTCGCTGGCGTTTTCGGTTCGCGGGATTCGTTCCGAGATCTCGCCTCCGAGCGCTTCGATCCGGCGCAGTTGATACGCCTCGCGCAGCATCGGGAGGTGCTCGGCCTTCAGCGTCTCGGCTGTGATTCCGCGGCCCAGCGCAATCGCGCGGAATACCCAGTCCTCGGAAACGGTAACGTCGGCAACCGACGCGCGCCCTTCGCGCGCCGCGCGCATCAGCGCTGCCATGTCGACGGCCGCGCCGCGCAACGCGAGTTTTTTCAGCGCGCCGAAGATCTTACGGTGCTCGATCGACATGAACCAGTCGTCGCCGACCGCAGCGAGCGCGACGTCGCGAACGTCGGTGTCGCGGCATGCGGCGGCGAGCATCGCGGCCTCGGTATCGACGATCGACTGCGCGTCGACCAGGGGAGAGATCACGATGCTTGGCGCTCCGTCGTTGGCAGGGTGGTGAAACCGCGGATCGTCTCGGCCCGGCGCTTGCGGATGCGCTCGCCCGTCTCGAGCATCCAGCCCGTCTCCCACTCCGGGTCCTCGGATCGTACGAATGGTGCGTCCCAGGCTCGCCGTAAGCCGCGCGCTGTTGGCGCGGCGTCAACGCGGTGCTCGCGACGCGCGTCGAGGAACCGCAAGACGCGGCTCTCCAGCAGCTCGATCGACACGCCGCGCTCGAGCAGCCACGCCGCGGCAGCGAGGTCCGCCTTGACGTGGCGGTCGCGATCGCCGAGGCGTTCATGCGGGATTAGGCGCCGGCGGAAGGCCTGCTCCCAGATCCAGTCCGCGAGCCCAAAGGGTTCCGAGCGCGGCTTGGGATTCGGCCGGCGCGCCGCGGCGATCAGCGCCTCATCGGCGATCTCGTCGAGGTCGTCGTCGTCCGGCTCGAAGTCGTCGAC